GAATAGTGCAGTGGTGATCGACATGGAGAATCGCTGTGTATGTTGCGGAGCTATTATTCCGGAGGGGCGGATGGTGTGCCCTATTTGCGAAATGGACGCTGATTAAATGCCCTTCGTAAGACCGCAAGGAGGAGGAAAATATGGCAGATACCGCACACAGAAAAACGGATTTAAAACTGGAAGAAATGGAAAAGAGGCTGTCTGCCATTTGTTCCAGAGCGGAAAAGGAATAGGCGAACGGTGGAAATAATATCTTTCAGAATCTTAATCTGAAATTGACGAACTGCAAAAAAAGCCTATGACTTTGCAAAAATGGAGGAGATATACTTCTCTAAAGATTGATAAAGCATCTTCCAGACATAAAAGAAACGCCGTGTCATTACATAACTGCAAAGAAAGGAGGCAGGGACAATGGTAAAAGCAAAGGGCAGTCAGTCGTCTGGCAATGCCCGCCAAATTAGGCCGGCACTCACGCCAGAAGCCAGACAAAACCAGCTTATAGCTTTAGCGACAGATCTTGTTGAGAAAAGATTGATTGAAGGAACTGCCTCTTCTCAAGAGACAACCCATTTCCTTAAGTTAGCAACTCAGGAGGCTAAACTCAAGGTTAAAATATTAGAGAAGCAGGAAGAACTCATCTCTGCCAAGACCGAATCTATTAAATCTAGCCAAAGAACAGAGGAGCTTTACAGAGATGCTATCATTGCCATGCGGAAGTATAGTGGCGGAGGCTCCGATGAAGATTTTTAAACGATACTCTGAACTGATTAGACTTCCAACATTCGAAGAGCGGTTTAGTTATCTAAAACTTAATGGATCGGTTGGACGAGACACTTTTGGGTTTGATAGAGTATTTAATCAAATGTTTTATAGTTCGCTTGAATGGAAACAATGCAGAGATAAAGTTATTGCTAGGGATCTCGGATGCGATCTTGGGGTCCCTGGCCATGAAATCTCTGGGCAGAAAGTTATTATTCATCATATGAACCCTATGACTCTCGAGGATCTTGAGAAGAGAACCGAGATACTATTAGACCCAGAGTATTTGATCACTACTATCCATTCTACTCATAATGCAATACATTATGGTAATTCAAATCTTTTGGCTTCTGAACCTATTGAACGAAAAAAGAATGATACGTGTCCTTGGAAAAGATGAAAGGAAATTCAAGAATGAGCACATTAAACATTTACTCTGAGCCAGATTTTAATTCAGACATTGTATGCACATTAGAATTGCCAACTCAGTTAGTAATTTCAGAAGAGGAATCAACAGAGTCATTCTATAAAGTCTATACCGAATTTGGCTTAGCTGGTTTTTGCGAAAAGAGTGTCTCTGTTGATTCTGAGATTTCTGAAGAAGGTGCTAGAACATTTACATGAAGGAGGATTCAAAATGGAAACTAGTATTTTGGATTCTATCAAAAAACTCCTCGGAATACCATCTGAAGCTACAGAATTCGACACTGATATTCTTATTCACATCAATTCTGTGTTTTCTATACTTACTCAGCTTGGCGTTGGTCCTTCAAGCGGATTTAGTATTGAAGACTCTTCAACTGAGTGGTCTGACTTTATAGAAGATGATGCTAGACTCTCTGATGTGAAGTCTTTCGTATATTTGAAAACAAGGCTTTTATTTGACCCTCCTGCTAGTTCTGCTGCAATGGACGCCATGAATCGCATGGCGAGCGAATTGGAGTGGCGTATCAACGTTTCTGTTGATCCAAAGGGGGCGTAATTCATGGCAAAAGGAGCGCCATTGGCGGTGAAAAGAAAATGCTGTGAAATGAAAGAAGCCGGAATGAGCAGTCATGAGATTTACGACTCGTATTACAAACATGAAGTAGAAAATCCAATGACTCGTAGTTCATTTAGGACAGTTCTTGTCAGGTGGGCTAAAAAGAACTATCCTGATGATATAACTCTTGACTGCGGAACATATGAGGGTTTTGTTGCTCATGATGCGACTGTTCAGGTAGCAGCGAATGGGGAGATTATTCAAGCGTGGATTAAACAACACGCTGAAACGCTCGACCCTGAAGAATTTTTGGCCGCCATTAAAACTGCAGTCAAAAAATATGAGTATGTAAAGCCTTCATTTAAAGATTCCAAAAACATGCTCGAGATTTCACTTTTCGATATGCATTGGGGCATTGCCTTTATGGATTATTACAAATCAGTCCTTGATGATGTCTTAGAGATGATTACCAGTCATCACTGGGATAAGATCGTGATTCCATTCGGGCAAGACTTCTTTCATAACGATAGTATTGTCAACGGGTTAACAACAAGAGGAACTTGCGTTGAGAAAGTTGACATGGTCCGAGCTGTGAAAGATGGACAGCAGTTCATGTATGCTATTATCGACACTGCTTTGGAAAACGCAGAAGAAGTTAAAGTTATCTACACACCTGGTAACCATGATCAGAGCATATCCTGGATGTTCATGCAAACTCTTTTGGCTCGATATGGCGACGCTATAATCGATGATTCTTTAGAGTTTCGTAAGGTTATTAGCTACGGAAGCAATGCTATAATGATTACACATGGCGATGCTAAAAAAACAACCGCTAAAACTTTGGCCCACATTTTTCCTGTGGCATTCCCAAAAGAATTTTCGGATGCAACTATTCGCGAAGTTCACGCTGGCCATCTCCATCACGAAGGAGAATCCGACATATATGGTGTAATGGTTAGAAGATTATCGTCTGGAGGAATTACTGACAAATGGTCTGACAGAGAAGATTTTATTGGGGTCCATAAGAGATTTATGTTATTTGAGTGGAGCACTGATAAACTCAAGGCAATTCACTATATTTAACATAAAATTTTGGGAGAGAAATCAAAATGGAGAAAATACAACTTGTTCTTAGTGTTATAAATGTTCTTTTTGCTATCGCATTAAGCGCTATTGCACTTCTTAAACCTTTACGAAAAAAGTTTCTTGGAACGCATGCTGTCGAAGACGGGCAGAAGTGCCTTCTTAGAGCTGATATGCTTCGGCTCTATTACAACCATCGTCAAAACCAGTCTGTTAGACAGTACGAATACGAAAATTTCATTTATGAATACAATGCCTATAAAGCATTAGGAGGAAACTCATTCATTGATAAAATCTACTTAGAGATTCAGGAATGGGAAGTCCTTAGCTGAAAGGAGGACTAATTATGGGGCCTAATACCTATTCAAGCGAACTCTACCACCATGGCGTCCTCGGTATGAAGTGGGGCGTTCGTAGATACCAGAATAAAGATGGCACATTGACAAATGCTGGCAAGAAACACTATCGCGAAGGCTCCAGTAGTGATAGCGATAATGCCAGAAAGAAAATAAAAGCCTCTGTAAATCGAGCTTTTGAACAGAACATAAAAGTTGGCAAAGACAAAGCCGATACTTCTGCTGCGGAAAAGATGGCAAAAAATTTTAGCAACACCATCGACAATACGAGAAAAGTCGGGGACGCGGTTTACAAACTTAAAAAGAAAAATAAGCCCTCGGTTGATCTTAGTAAGATGAGCGATGCTGAACTTAGAGATCGAATTAATCGTATGGATCTTGAGCGAAGATATTTGTCGCTAACGTCTGAAGAGGTCAGTAAAGGAAAGCAGTATTTCGATAGCACCTTGGATGCAGTGTCTGGAATTGCCGGAATCACTGGTTCCATCGTCGGCACAATCGCTTTGATGAAGACCCTTGGAAAGTAGGCCGAAGATAATGTCTTTATCAAACACTGCTACTCCGATTTATTATGGCCAGTTTAGAGACGCTGTTATCAGAGGAGAGATCCCGGTTAATCGCGAGATTTCGATGGAGATGAACCGAATCGATGATCTCATTGCGAATCCAGGAATCTGGTATGATGATGAGGCTATTAATGGCTTCATTGCATTCTGCGAAAATGAGCTAACATTGACAAATGGTGAGGACCTTCATTTACTTGACTCATTTAAGCTCTGGTCAGAACAGATTTTCGGTTGGTACTACTTTGTTGAACGAAGCGTTTATGTCCCATCTCCAGATGGGCATGGTGGACATTACGAAAAGAAACGTATTAAGAAGCGCCTTGTTAACAAGCAATATCTGATAGTCGCTCGAGGTTCGGCTAAGTCTATGTACGCATCTTGCATTCAGAATTACTTTCTAAACGTTGATACCTCAACCACACATCAGGTAACGACCGCCCCAACGATGGCCCAGGCAGAGGAAGTTATGTCTCCAATTCGAACCGCCATTACAAGGGCTAGAGGGCCATTATACAAGTTTTTGACTGAGGGATCTCTTCATAACACCACTGGATCGAAAGCAAACCGATGCCAGTTAGCATCGACAAAGAAAGGAATTCAGAACTTTCTTACTGGCTCCATACTTGAGGTCAGGCCAATGTCGATTGACAAACTTCAGGGTTTAAGAGTTAAGATTGCTACAGTTGACGAATGGCTCTCTGGTGATGTTAGAGAAGATCCAATAGGCGCATTAGAACAGGGCGCAGCTAAGGAGCAGGGATCAGCTGAAAATAATGACTATCTTATCGTTGCGATTAGCTCAGAAGGTACCGTTCGAAATGGTAGTGGCGATACAATCAAAATGGAGTTGTCTGACATCCTTAAAGGCGAGTACTACAATCCTCATGTGTCTATTTGGTGGTATAAATTGGATGATATTGAGGAAGTTAACAACCCTGATATGTGGTTAAAGGCAAATCCAAATCTCGGCAAGACTGTTACTTATGAGACATATCAGCTTGAAGTAGAACGAGCCGAGAAAAATCCAGCAGCAAGAAATGATATTCTTGCTAAGCGTTTTGGAATCCCGATGGAAGGTTACACTTATTACTTCACTTATGAAGAGACCCTTCCGCACCGAAAACGGGAATTCTGGAAGATGCCCTGCGCTCTTGGAGCGGACCTTTCTCAAGGTGACGACTTCTGTGCCTTTACTTTCTTGTTCCCACTTTCAAACGGAAGCTTTGGCATAAAGACTCGTAACTATATTACTGAGTTGACGCTTATGAAACTTCCAGCAGCAATGCGTACAAAATATGATCAGTTCATGAAAGAGGGCAGTCTTGTTGTTATGCCAGGAACCGTTCTCGACATGATGGAAGTTTATGAAGATCTCGACAATCATATTTCAGAAAGAGAGTACGATGTTCGCTGCTTCGGATTCGACCCTTACAATGCTAGAGAGTTTGTCGAGCGTTGGGAGCGAGAGAATGGTCCGTTTGGCATTGAGAAGGTTATTCAGGGTGCAAAAACCGAGTCTGTTCCACTTGGAGAGCTTAAGAAATTATCCGAAGAGAGAATGCTTTTGTTTGACGAAGACCTAATGACCTTCGCGATGGGCAATTGCATTACCATTGAAGATACTAATGGCAACCGTAAGCTACTTAAGAAGCGTTATGATCAAAAGATTGATGCTGTGGCGGCTATGATGGACGCCTATATTGCGTTTAAACTTAATAGAGAAGCATTCGAGTAAAGAATGTGGAGGGATTATAATGAATTATAGTGCCAATCAATTTAATGATGAATTGATGCATTATGGTGTCCTCGGTATGAAATGGGGTGTAAGAAAGGCTCCTAAATTACCTAAAGATGCTGCAAAACGTTATAAGAAATATACGGAGAATCTTAGTGCCGATCAACGTAAAGAAAATGATTCTCAGGTTGAGATCTGGAGATCGAATGCTAAAAGAAGAAAGCATCCGACATCAAAATTCAATTGGGGTCCTTTAGGAAAAGATCTTCAAACCGGAAATTCGGAAATTGCGATGTTTAAGATAAATGATTATTACAGTCGTAATGGAAAAGCGTTTTTCGAAGATAGGAAAGACTTATATCTTAGTCAATGGACACGAAATCTTGAATATAGCGGCGTTGACTATGAGGCTCTTGGCAAAAAGTATATCGAAAAAGTTATCAAAGCAAGTAACCCGACATAGGAGATCTTGGCCCATAATAGATTGCACTTGTGGAACCGAGATATATTCCCCAATGAAGGAGGAAATTCAAAATGGAACAGTCTTTTGGCTCCAGGCTTAAACATGCCTGGAATGCTTTTCGAAACAGAGATCCGACTGCCGAATTCAGGGATACCGGGGCGTCATATTACAATCGACCCGATCGACCCAGATTCACACGAGGCAATGAGCGATCTATAACTACTTCGGTTCTAAATAGAATTGCTCTAGATGCATCCGCTATAGATATTCTTCATGTTCGCCTCGACAAGAATGGACGATTTTTAGAAGAAATCAATTCCGGTTTAAATAGTTGCCTCACATTGAGTGCTAATACTGACCAAACCGGCAGGGCATTTAAGCAAGATGTCGTTATGTCAATGCTTGATGAGGGCTGCGTTGCAATCGTTCCTACGGACACTACGATGAATCCGAAAGTTACCGATTCGTATGACGTCGAAACTATGCGGGTTGGCAAAATTATTCAGTGGCGTCCGCAGCATGTGCAGGTCCGGCTCTACAATGAACAAACAGGAAAGAAAGAGGAACTTTGGCTTCCTAAGAAAATGGTGGCCATTGTGGAAAATCCTCTTTATGCTGTTATGAATGAGCCTAACTCGACCATGCAGCGACTAATTCATAAGCTAGGTCTTCTTGACATAACAGACGAGCAAACCGCGTCTGGTAAACTTGACTTGATCATCCAGTTGCCTTATGTAATAAAGACAGATGCTCGTCGTCAACAAGCTGAGAACCGAAGAAAAGACATAGAAATGCAATTGGCCGGATCTAAGTATGGTATTGCTTATACTGATGGCACTGAAAAGATTACTCAACTTAATCGTTCGCTCGAGAATAATCTCATGAAACAGGTTGAGTATCTTACAAACCAACTGTATAGTCAACTCGGCATTACACAAACGATTCTCGATGGCACCGCTGATGAAAAAACAATGCTTAATTACTACAGTCGGACTATCGAGCCAATCGTTTCTGCGATTGCCGATGAAATGAAACGAAAGTTTCTTACTAAAACTGCGCGTACTCAGAATCAGTCGATCGAGTTCTTCAGAAATCCGTTCAAACTGGTTCCTGTTAATGACATTGCTGAGATCGCCGATAAGTTCACTCGCAATGAGATCATGACGTCTAATGAAATCAGACAAATTGTTGGAATGAAGCCGTCTGATGATCCTAAGGCTGATGAATTGCGCAACAGCAATATTGCTGAAACAAAAGAAGACCCCGGCATGTATAAAGAGTACACGAAAAATTTAGAAGAAGGAGGATAAAATCAAAATGGAAAATTTCGATTTTAGCGGATGGGCTACCAAAGCAAATCTCAAATGCTCTGATGGCAGAGTTATCATGAAAGATGCTTTTAAGCACAATGATGGACAGACCGTTCCGCTTGTTTGGAATCATCGTCATGATGACCCAAATGAGATTCTTGGCCACGCTCTTCTTGAGAACCGTGACGAAGGCGTTTATGCATATTGCACATTTAATGACACGGAATCTGGCAAGACTGGCAAGCTGCTTGTCCAGCATGGCGATATTGTGTCCCTCTCCATTTATGCAAATCAGCTTAAACAGAATATGTCGAATGTTGTTCATGGCAATATTAGAGAGGTGAGCCTGGTTCTTGCTGGCGCTAATCCCGGTGCGTCTATCGAATCTGTTATTAAGCACGGTGAGGAATGCGAAGAGGAAGCTGAAATTTTCACTGGTGAAAACATCACAATTTTTCATAGCGATGAAGATAATGAATCGGAGGAAAAATCTGAAATGAATGAAAACAACGAATCTCTTGAGCATTCTGATGAAGAGACCATTGGCGATGTGTTTAACACGCTTACTGAGAAACAGAAGAAAGCCGTCTATGCGATGATTGGTTATATCATCGATAGCGATAAAGATGAAGACGAAGATGAAGACAAAAACAAAGAAAAAGATGACGGCGAAGAAATGAAACATTCTGAGGGAGGAAATGAAATGAAGCACAATGTTTTTGACACCGATGGCATGCAGGACGAGAAAGTCCTGACCCACTCTGATCTCGACCAGATCGTCGAGCTCTCCAAGACTCCGAGTATTGGTAGCTTTAAGCAGGCTCGTAAGATCTACGAGAATGAGAACGAGCTGCAGCATGACGCTTTCGATGCTGAGACGATGGATATGCTCCTGCCGGAGTACAAGTATATTGACCCGAAGGAGCCGAAGATTCTCTATCCCGATGACACTTGGGTGTCCAGTGTTATCAACGGTGTTCATAAGTCTCCGTATAGTCGTATTCGCACTCGTCGTGCCGATGCTCGTCAGGCCGAGCTGAAGGCCATGGGTTACCAGAAGAAGGGCGACTACAAGAAGGAAATGAAGCAGATCCAGCTGCTTGGTCGTACTCATGATGCTCAGACCGTCTACATCAAGGACAAGATCAATCGTGATGACGTTCTCGACATCACTGATTTCGATATTGTTGCTTACCAGTGGAAGATTATGCGTCATACCATGGATCAGACTCTGGCTCAGGCTATCCTGATCGGCGACGGTCGTGAAGACACCGATCCCGATAAGATCAAGGAAGATCACATCCGCCCGATCTGGCACGATGACGAGCTGTACTGCATCCATCAGGATGTCGATATCGCTGGCCAGAAGGCGAAGCTTCAGGGCACCGATACCGCGAAGAGCTTCGGCGACAACTATGTCTATGCTGAGGCCGTTATCGAGGCGGCTCTGTATTCCCGTGAGAAGTACAAGGGCTCTGGCAACATGACCTTCTACTGCACGCCGCATCTGCTCAACGTGATGCTGCTTGCTCGTGACCTGAACGGCCGTCGTATTTACTCCTCTAAGGCAGACCTGGTCGCGGCTCTGAACGTTCGTGATATTCAGACCATTGAGCAGTTTGAGGGCCTGACTCGCCAGACTTCCGACGGCAAACATAAGAAGCTCCTTGGCCTGTTTGTCAACCTGGCTGATTACCAGCTTGGCTGCGTTAAGGGCGGCGAGATTACGAAGTTTGATGATTTCGATATCGACTTCAACCAGTACAAGCTCCTTCTGGAGACTCGCGTCTCTGGTGCTCTTGTCGAGTGGTATTCTGCTATCGCTCTGGAAGAGCCGGTTGATTGAGTTTGATTTATAACTCGAACATAAATAATTTTAGGAGGTAACATACTATGGCTACTGAAAGAATCTTCGATCATGCTGATGACAAGAATGTCGCCGCGATTATCATCTATGGCAAGACTTCTCCCGACGGCAAGGCCTACACCGATAAGGGCTGCACTAAGCAGTTTACTACTAGCGAGCTGAAGGACGCGTTCATCAAGCGGGCTATTGTTTGCGTTGGCACGAACTACTTTATTCCGGTCTCCTATTCGGAGGCGAGCAAGGTCGGCTCTGTCAATTATGTGACTACTACCGGTGGAAGCTCCGACGTTAAGACGGTTCTGACTAATCTGGCTGCTGTTGCTGACGCTTAAGTAAAGTCTTGGTGGAAATTCAAAATGGCAAAATTTTACGGTAAAATCGGCTATGCTAATACAGTCGAAACTAAGCCTGGCGTATATGAGGAGCAAATTGTCGAACGTTTTTATTACGGAGATTTGATCCGCAATACTCGTCGGCTTCAAAGCGCTGACCAAGTTAATGATAACATTAACATCAGCAACGAAATTAGTATTGTGGCTGATCCGTATGCCACGAACAATTTTCACACTATGCGCTATGCTGTTTTCATGGGTACGAAATGGAAGATCTCGAACGTCGAAGTTTCGTACCCTAGATTGATATTGACGTTGGGTGGTGTATACAATGGGCAGTAGACTTGAACTACAAAACGAACTTGAAAAAATGCTCGGATCGAAAAATGTGTATTTTCAACCACCGGCGTCGATATCGATGAAGTACCCAGCAATTCGGTACTCTTTATCTGATGTCGAAAATTGGCATGCGGATGATATTCCATTTAAGCAGGCTAAAGCCTACGAAGTAATACTTATTGATCGAGATCCAGACAACGAATACGTTGATAAATTGCTGCAGTTTAGGTACTGCAGTTTTGATCGATACTATACTGCCGATAATCTCAATCATTATGTATTTACTCTATATTACTAAAGGAGGATTTGCTCTATGAAACTTGTCTGGGACAAAACCGGTGAACATTTTTATGAAACCGGTATAAAGAATGGTGTCCTTTACCCAATGAGCGAAAGCGGCACCTATCCGAAGGGCGTTGCTTGGAATGGCCTTACGGCTATCACGGAGAGCCCCTCTGGCGCAGAGGCAACTGCTCTCTACGCTGACGATATCAAGTATCTCAATTTGATGTCTAACGAGGAATTCGGTGCCACTGTTGAAGCTTATACTTACCCCGATGAATTCGCCGAATGCGATGGTTCTGCGTCGCTTACCGAAGGCGTCTATATCGGCCAGCAGGCCCGTAAGACTTTTGGTCTGTGCTATCGTACGACTCTTGGCAACGATGCTAAGGGCAACGACTACGGTTACAAGCTCCATATTATCTATGGTGCTATAGCTTCGCCGTCTGAGAAGGCTTATTCGACCATCAATGATAGTCCGGATGCGATCACGTTCTCTTGGGAGCTGAGCACCACCCCTGTCGCAGTTGCCAACTTCAAGCCTACTGCTTCTCTGACCATTGACTCTACGAAGGTCAATCCTCAGAAACTCGCCGCGCTCGAAGAAATTCTTTATGGTAAGGATGGCACTGGCGAGGATAATTCCGTTGGCGCAGTTGACCCCCGTCTGCCCCTTCCTGATGAGATCGCGACTCTCATGAAGGGATCGGTCTAATATTATTTAATGTTATGGGCCTCACTTAACTGTGGGGCCCTTTTTCTAAATTTGAAAGGAGAAATTACTAATGCTTAAGGAAACTATTAAATACACGGATTACAATGGCGTTGAGAGAACTGAGGACTTCTGGTTCCATCTGTCTAAGGCAGAACTTATGGAGTGGGAAATGGGCACGACTGGCGGTCTTGCTGAAATGATCAAACGACTTGTTGACGCTCAGGATGCGCCGGCTATTATCAAGATCTTCAAGGAACTTGTTTTAAAAGCTTATGGTCAGAAGAGCCCCGATGGTAAGCGCTTCATTAAGTCCGAGGAGCTCGCGACTGAGTTCTCCCAGACCGAGGCATATTCTCAGCTCTTCATGGAGCTGGCTACAGATGCCGATAAGGCTGCCGCGTTTGTTAATGGAATCATGCCTAGCGATATGGTTGAGAAAGCAGCTGCGTCTCCCTCCGCAATCTAACCAGCAAGGAGATTAAGAGATGCTCCAGATAACTGTTCCTGGAAGGGAACTCTTCGATGAAGAACATGGACAATTCCTTGTTGTCAGAGAGCAGACTTTGCAATTGGAGCATTCTCTTGTCTCTCTTTCAAAATGGGAATCAAGATGGTGCAAGTGTTTCTTTTCTAGAGAAGATAAGACACGAGACGAGACCATTGACTATATAAAGTGTATGACAATCACGAGGAATGTACCATCTGAAGTATATTTGTGTCTGACTCGAGAGAACATTGATGAGATCAACAAGTATATTTCTGCTCCTATGACTGCTACATATTTTTCAGATGAGAAGAATACTGGTCCTAGTCGAGAACAGATAACTTCTGAATTGATATATTACTGGATGATTGCACTCAACATTCCATTCGAATGCGAAAAGTGGCATTTGAATCGTTTGCTTACTCTCATAAAGGTATGCAGCATTAAGAATGAGCCGCCTAAGAAGAGAAGCAGGCATGAAATCATGTCCAGAAATGCAGCTCTGAATGCTGCACGAAGGAAGAAATTAAACACGAAAGGGTGATAATTATGAGCAATAGCCCTCTTGTTAGCTATACTAGGATTAGCCCTTGCAAGAATCCTAGGAATCATAAAATTGACACAATTACTATTCACTGTGTAGTCGGCCAGGCCAGTGTTGAAGGCCTTGGCGCTACGTTTGCTAATTACAATAATCAGGCCTCTTCTAATTATGGCATTGGTTCAGACGGAAGAATTGGTATGTATGTTGAAGAGAAAGATCGTTCCTGGTGCTCTTCGAACAGTTCGAACGATCACAGGGCGATTACAATTGAATGCGCTTCGGATGCATATTATCCGTATGCTATTAATGATGCTGTCTATGGATCTCTTATTGATTTACTTGTCGATATCTGCATTCGAAACGGGATCGAGTCTCTTAAATGGCGAGCTGATAAAAGTCTTATCGGCTGCCCGGAAGAACAGAATATGACTGTTCACAGATGGTTCTGCAATAAGTCTTGCCCCGGCGATTACATTTATGATCGTCTTTATGACATTGCTGCGGAAGTTAATGAACGACTGGAGGATTATTATATGACTCAGGATACTTTTAATAAAATGTTTGACACTGCTATGGCCAGATATCGCGATCAGCTTCGGGATAATGATGCGTCTAACTGGAGCGAAGAAGCTCGTAATTGGGCCGTCAAGAACGGACTTATTGCCGGTTCTTCGGATACCGAGTTTAATGGCATGTGGGAAGACTACATGACGAGAGAACAGCTCGTGACAGTTCTTTATCGGTTTGCTAAATTTATGGGAAAATAATATATTTCGGAAGTAGGGATGAACATTGATAAGGTTCAGACAAAAGGGTGACTTTTCTAATTTAAATCGATTCTTAGAAAGAGCAAAGAACGTTATTAAAATTGGCGAACTTGACAAATATGGTCGAAAAGGCGTGGCTGCTCTTGCGTCTGCAACCCCTGTTGATTCCGGGTTGACTGCCGATTCATGGTATTATGAAGTGAAGCATCAAAATGGAAAAGCTTCAATAAATTTTTATAACTCTAATATTAATGAAGGCGTGCCTATTGCCATTATATTGCAGTATGGGCACGGAACTGGAAATGGCGGCTGGGTTGAGGGGAGAGATTACATCAATCCGGCAATTCAGCCGCTGTTCGATACGATAGCGAATAACGCATGGGAGGAGGTTACTAAGCTATGAGCAAAACAATTGATGAAAAAGTTGTGTCTATGCAATTTGACAATGCGCAATTCGAAAAAAATGTGCATACAAGCATGAACACACTTAACCAGCTTAAACAAAGTCTAGATCTTACTGGCGCTGCAAAAGGCCTGGAAGGTATTAACGCGGCAGCCAAAGGTTTCGACATGTCTCCTCTCGCGAATGGAGTTGAGATGGTTAGAAGTAAGTTTTCCGCCCTAGAAGTTATGGCGATAACTACACTTGCTAACATCACAAATTCTGCGGTTAATGCTGGTAAACGATTGGCAGCAGCATTTACAATTGAGCCAATCAAAACCGGTTTCCAAGAGTATGAGACGCAGATTAACGCCGTTCAAACTATTTTGTCTAATACTCGAAGCAAAGGTACCACTCTTGATCAGGTAAACAAGGCTTTGGACGAGTTAAACCATTATGCCGATATGACGATTTATAACTTTACGGAAATGACTCGTAATATTGGTACATTCACGGCTGCTGGTGTCGATCTGGATACCTCTGTTTCAGCAATCAAGGGTATTGCTAACTTGGCGGCTGTTTCTGGTTCGAATGCTCAGCAGGCGTCGACTGCAATGTATCAGCTTTCTCAGGCGTTGGCATCTGGTACAGTTAAGCTCATGGACTGGAACTCTGTGGTTAATGCTGGTATGGGCGGTCAGGTGTTCCAGGATGCTTTGAAAGAAACAGCTAGAGTTCATGGAATCGCTATTGACGACATGATCGAGAAAGAAGGCTCTTTCAGAGAAACACTTAAAGACGGATGGCTAAGTTCTGAGGTTCTGACTGAGACTTTGGCCAAGTTCACTGGTGACTTGACCGAAGAGCAGCTCAAATCGATGGGGTACACCGAAGAGCAGACCAAATCGATTATGGCACTAGGTAAAGATGCAAATGATGCTGCAACCAAAGTTAAGACTTTTACCCAATTGCTTGATACCTTGAAGGAAGCGGCCCAGTCCGGTTGGGCCCAGACATGGGAATATATCGTTGGCGATTTCGAAGATGCTAAAAAGCTTTGGACTAGTGTCTCCGATACGCTTAGCGATATGATCGGAAAATCTGCTGACGCTCGAAACAAGGTTGTTGGCGAATGGGCTGAGAATGGCGGACGTGCTGCTGGTATAGAGGCAATTAAGAATGCATTCGAAGGGCTAATGAATATCATTAAACCCATTAAAGAAGCATTTCGTAATGTATTTCCTCCGACAACGTCCGAACAGCTCATCAAAATTACTCAAGGTATTAGAGACTTAACCGCGTCATTTAAAGAGTGGACAAGCAAGAATGCTGACAAAATAAAGTCCACTTTCGAAGGGATATTTTCAGTTCTTAAAATCGGAGTAGTAATTGTTAAGACCGCTGCCAGCGTCATAGCGATTCTCATTACTAAAATTACCGGTTTTAGCGGCAGTATTTTAAGTATCACTGGGTATCTCGGAGAATGGATTGGCAGGATGGTAAAAGCTGTAACAGAAACTAACCTGTGTAGCAAAGCCATTATTGGAATTAATGATATTTTAAGAAAAGCGACTGACAAAATAAAAGAATTTGTTAGTTATCTTAAAAATCGATTCGAAGCGCCTGGATTCGAAGCTTTGGCTAATATTTTTAATAACCTTTGGATCGGGATCAAGAAAGTTGGTTTAGCGGTCGTCGGTGTTGCTGCTAGCATCGGTAAGGCTCTTGCAACTGCGCTTCGAAATGGCGATATGAAGTCGCTATTGGATCTTGTCAATGGCGGAATTATCACTACCATTTTACTTAAGCTCAAAAGCTGGGTCGGTGGTTTTAAAGACTTGGCTGGAGAAGGTAAAAGCTTTATCGATACAGTAAAAGATATTTTTGGTACTGTCGAGGATTCCTTAAAGTCCTGGCAGACCAATTTAAAAATAGACACCATAAAAACAATTGCTGTGTCAATTGGCATACTGTCGGCGGCTTTATGGGTACTGTCCGGCATTGATCCGGATAAACTTGCTTCTGCTCTTGGCGGAATTACAGTGCTCTTTGCCGAGTTATTCGGTGTCATTAAAGCATTTAACGGGCTAACTATAAATGGAAAAGACATGCTCAAGACAGTCCAGTTCATGATCGGTATGTCTGCTGCAGTTCTGATTCTTGCTTCTGCTGTAAGAACATTAGGCAGTTTGGATCTTGAGGGGTTAGCAAAAGGTCTTGCTGGAGTCGGCGTGCTTCTTGCTGAGCTTATTGGTGCTACAAAACTTATGTCAATGGGCGGAAAGAAAATTGCAAAAGGCGCTACTCAAATGGTTATTATGGCAGCAGCGCTTAAAATCATGGCGTCCGTTTGCAAAGACCTGTCAACACTAAGCTGGGAAGGATTGGCAAAGGGCGTCGCTGGAATAGGCGGCTTGCTGGCTGTATTTGCAGGCTTTGCAGAGTTAATAAAGCTCATAAATCCTGCGAAGATGATGAGTTCAGCATTTTCTCTTCTCGTTATAGGCACTTCAATGGAAATCTTTGCCGATGTATGCGCAAAACTTGGGAATATCGAGTGGGGCAGTTTGGGCAAAGCAGGTGCTGCTATATCTGGGATATTGTTAATTGCCGCTGGATTCGGAAAGCTTTCAGGATATACCAGCAAGATGATTGTCGGCTCAACGGCGTTAATTATTATGGGCGCCGCAATGGAGATATTTGCGGATGTCTGTAATAAGTTCGGCCAGATGAATTGGGGCGATCTTGAAAAAGCCGGTTCAGCTATTGGCGGTATATTAGCTTTAGCTGCTGGATTTGCGCTGTTAGCAGGGCTGTCTAGCAAAATGTTTGCGTCCGTCGCCTGCCTTACTATTATGGCTGTTGCAATGGAGATATTTGCCGATGTTTGCAATAAGTTCGGCCAGATGAATTGGGTGGATCTTGCTAAAGCTGGAACTGCTATCGGGGGTATATTAGCTTTAGCCGCTGGATTCGCATTATTAGCAGGTCTATCTCGTCAAATGTTTAAATCTGTTGCTTGCCTAACCATTATGGCAGTCGCATTGCGAGTGCTTGCTCCTGTTCTTGTTACTCTCGGCAAAATGAGTGTAGGTGAAATTGCTAAGGGCTTGCTCGCGCTTGCTGGGGCATTTACTATTCTTGGTTTAGCTGGATTATTACTTGGCCCAGTTGTTCCGCAAATATTAGCGCTTAGCGCAGCGATTGCGCTGTTTGGTGTTGGATGCTTGGCAGTTGGAATTGGTGTTGCTGCATTTTCTGCAGGAATTATGGCATTAGCTGGCGTTACTGCAGCTGGTGCTGCAGCTATTGTCGCGGCACTTCACATTATAATTGTTGGAATTCTTGAACTTATTCCGGCAATGATCGGGGGCTTAACTGATGCAGTAGTCGCATTGTGCCAGGTCTTTATACAGAGCGTTCCTGCTATATGCGAGGCAATTAAGGTTCTTATTCTGGAGTTAACAAACGTACTAGTCGAATGTGTTCCGACATTTGTTGACGGCATTTTCAAAATGATTGCAAGTGTTCTAGACGCTTTAGTTGCGTATACGCCTAAGCTTGTTGATGGACTTGTTAACTTTGTTATTTCGATAATCGACTCTCTTGCAACGAGATTGCCGGAACTTGTGTCGTCTATCGTAAACTTTTTGGTAATGCTGTTTGAAAACATTGGCGAAAATATGGGGCCAATTGTAGACGCACTAGTCCAGTTATTTGGAGATATTATAAAAGGAGTAACTGACGTATTAGGACAGATTTCTGTCGTAATTCAGGCCATTGGCAACGTAATATCGAAGGCACTTAATGGTGTTGCTAGCGTATTTACTACTTTTGGAAATGTTATAAGAAATAGCCTAGAAGGAATAGCAAGTATATTTGACTCTATATTCGGTGGCATAGCCGATGTTATCACTGCTTTCGGAGATTCGGTCCGGTCTATTCTTGACGGTATATCTGGAATCATTGAGTCAATAGGAAATGCTGCGCTTAATGCTGGTATGGGATTCGAAAGACTTGCTAATGGCATTAAAACTATTACGGATCTTAATCTCGCAGATATGGCAGCCAGCCTTGCAGCGGTTGCCGTTGGTGTCGGAAATATATCGTCGCATAGCGAGGAACTTGCCAAATCCGGAAACAGTGTGAAGCAGCTATCAAGCGTGTCTAAGATATCGTCTCAAGCATTTTCAGGAATGACAAAAAGCATTTCTAATGCTTCTGCAGCTTTGTCATCTCTTAGCCGAACCGCTAGTAGTTACGCGGAGGTCATTAGTCGTACGTTAACGTCTAGCATGTCCAAGCTTTCGTCTACGCTGTATTCAACGGTATCGAGTGTTAGAAGTTATTATACTTCGTTCTACAGTGCAGGCGCATATGTAGCCCAAGGCTTCGCCAATGGCATTAGAGACAATCGATACCTGGCCGAAGTCCAGTCAAGAATCATGGCTCGGAATGCTGCAATCGCCGCTGCAAATGAACTGAAAATCAACTCGCCGTCTAAAGTATTCAGAGCGATTGCGTACTCTATTCCCGAAGGATTTGCCCAAGGTATTGAGCGAAGAAGCTGGATGGGTCGAGAGGCCGCAATTTCTATGGCCGATGAAACTCTGAAGGGCACTAGTAGAGCCATAGCCAAAGTTTCTAAGTTAATGTCTAGCAACATGGATACTCAGCCGACTATTCGTCCGGTTGTTGACTTGAGCAATGTTGAGTCAAGCGTCGGGACAATGAGTAATATGCTGAACATGAGTCCTTCTGTCGGAGTATTGTCTAACATTAACTCTATTAGTTCTATAATGAATCAGCGCCAAAATAGTGCTAATGATGACGTCGTTTCAGCCATTAAGGACCTTGGTAAGACCATCGGCAAAGCATCTGGTGATACTTACCAGATTAATGGCATAACTTATGACAGTGGGTCTGAAGTTTCTGAAGCAATTCAGACACTTATTCGCGCATCCATCATAGAAGGGAGGAGATAAGCATGGCTTATATTGTTACAATCGATAGAATCCAGGCAGAAAGTGGCGGAACGCGAAACCTTTTTGCAGAATGGTCCAATGATGATTTTGACCACTTAGACCATTACAAAGTCAGATGGTGGTATTCGACTGGCGATGATATTGGTTTTGTTGGGCATGAAGAAGAAGCTTCGTGGAAGTATTCTAGATGGACAGCACCGGATAACGCCACAAAAGTAACAGTTCAGGTCATGCCTGTTTCCGCTACTTATACGGTAAATGATACAGAAGTTAGTTACTGGTGGGGTGAATGGGCTCAAAAGAGCATTTATTTTGGGGCAGACATCCCGCCAGAAACTCCCCCAACGCCTTCAGTCACAGTTAAGGACTATAAGTTGATAGCTAGTCTTGACAACCTTAATCCTATAGAGTACGAAGGAAAAACTAACTGGATATATTTTGAAGTGGTCCGTGACGATCAGTATGTCGTTGTTTCAGAAGGAAAAGCAAAGATCATATCTGGGCATGCTCAATTTTCTTGTGATATTCCCTATGCTGGTGGCGAGTATAAAGTCAGAGCTAAGGCTGTTCGAACCCATAAAGCCAAAACATGGGCTAAATCACCAACAAGGAACCAATCTAGTAATGTTGAAACCGCGGTTGATGCTTCGAAAAATTCAAATCTGAAAATTTCATTTACTATGATAGAATTTGATGCTCCTGATGATCAGGGTGTAAGTGAATGGTCGGATTATTCTTCGAATGTTCATTCAAAGCCAGAATCTTCGGATAGTCTGTTTATCACAACGTGCCGTGCTCAAACTAAGACGTCTGTATATTTGTCCTGGTCTAATGTCGCTGGCGCAACGACATATGATATTGAGTACGCAACTAAAAAAGAATATCTTGGATCTTCTGATGCATCATCTATTGTAAGCGGGATCGAGTTTACTCATTATGAAAAGACAGGACTTAATACTGGAGCTGAATACTTTTTCCGCGTACGAGCTACGAATGACGTTGGAAGCTCTGATTGGTCTCCTATCGTTTCTGTTGTTCTTGGTAAAACTCCTTCAGCGCCAACTACATGGTCGTCTTCTACAACATGCATGGTCGGCGATAGTCTGATTCTTAGTTGGCTTCACAATGCAGAGGATGGGTCAACCCAAACATACGCACAAATTGAGATCTATGTCAATGACGTAAAGGAAACGCACACCATTGATAGCACCGCAGAGGAAGATGATAATAAGACGATGTCTTATGCTGTAGACACATCTTCTTACTCTGAAGGAAGTAAAATCCGGTGGAGAGTCCGTACTGCAGGCGTTACTAAAGACTATGGTGATTGGTCCATTCAGAGAACGGTAGATGTCTATGCTGTTCCATCGTTGAATCTTGCAGTTACTGATTCGGCCGGCAACACTGTTCAGGATCTTTCATCATTCCCGATCAATATTTCTGCTACGGCTGGTCCGTCCACTCAATCGCCTGTTGGATATTACCTAACGGTTGTTGCAAATCAGGCGTATACGTCGACGGACCCGATCGGAAACCATAAGAACATCGGGTCTGGAGATGAGGTATATTCTAAGTACTTCGACATATCGGCCAATCCCCTGTCAGTTACATTGTCGGCAGGAGATATCTCTCTTCAAAATGGAATATCTTACACAATCGTTTGCACGGTTTCAATGAATTCCGGTCTCAATGCGTCGAGTACGTTTTCTTTTGCAGTCGACTGGACTGCAACTTCCTATACGCCGAATGCCGAACTTGGCATCGATTACGATTCGGTATCCGCAATTATTCGTCCGTACTGCAAGGATAATTCCGGCGCTCTTGTGCAAAATGTTACTCTGGCCGTCTATAGAAGAGAGATTGATGGCTCATTTACTGAGATCATGTCAAACCTTAATAATGTTGACTGTACATTTATAACTGATCCACACCCAGCTCTTAATTACGCACGGTATCGAGTAGTGGCGACTGACACTACAACCGGCGTGATCTCATATTCTGACTTGCCACTGTTTCCGGTCAATGAAAAGGCGTGCATTATTCAGTGGAATGAGGAATGGCGATCCTTTTATTCTACGAACTCTGATCGTCATGTCGAACCGGTTTGGTCTGGATCATTCCTACGTCTGCCGTATAACATTGACGTAAGCAACTCTTATGCTGTCGATAGTTCACTTGTTGAATACATTGGCCGCAAGCATCCTATCAGTTACTATGGAACTCAGCTTGGAGAAGGAGAGATTTGGAATGTTGTAGTTCCAAAATCCGACATCGAAACGCTGTATGCTCTTCGTAGATTAGCAGTATGGACCGGAGATGCTTATGTTCGTGAGCCATCTGGAAGTGGATACTGGGCAAATGTTGGTGTTTCGTTCAGCCAGAAACACTGCGATATGACTGTTCCAGTTACGCTTACAATTAAGAGAGTCTCAGGAGGTATTTGATATGCCAGATTGGACCGCGTCAATGCAGCAAACATTCGAATACTATATTGTCGACCCTAAAAGTTGGAGAGACATAAAACGGCTCGAGAATGTTAAATCATGCACTATCAGTAGGGATTCTGACGCAGATACGCTTGGTTCTGCAACTTTTGAGTTGTCTGAATCCATAGGTGAATGCTATGTCCGAGTTTATCTTATAACGATTCAAAATGGAATTCAAGAACGTTTTCCTTTAGGAACGTACTTGCTTCAGACTCCTGAGTCTTCTTTTGATGGCAAACGAAATAGTATATCGGTAGATGCATATACGCCATTATTAGAGCTCAAAGAAAACATGCCGCCAGTTGGGTATTATATTCCAAAGGGGCAGAATGCAATGAAGTATGTTTATACTTTGACTCGCGAGCATGTCAGGGCACCAGTGGTTGAAGCAGAGTCGTCGACAACGCTGTTCTATGATTTTGTAGCAGACACGTCAGACACATGGCTTACATTTTTAACCGATTTGGCTACATATTCTAAGCATAAATTTGATCTTGATGAAATGGGGCGTGTTCTATTTGCGCCCCATCAAGACAGCGCATCTCTTCAGCCAATATGGGAGTACGATGATGGAAACAGCTCAATTCTATATCCAGATCTAACATACAAGCATGATATGTACGGTGTCCCGAATGCTATCGAGGTTGTATATTCCGATGGAGATAATCATTATTACACTAAGATCGTAAACGACGATCCAAACAGCCCAATTTCAACTGTAAACCGAGGGCGAGAGATCATGGAGAGAGAAAGCAATCCGAGCCTTGTTGGCGATCCTACAGATAATAAAATTAAAGCATATGCTGAACAAAAATTGCGAGACCTTTCGAGTCTTGAGTACACCGTATCGTATACCCATGGCTATTGCCCCGTACGAGTCGGAGACTGTGTACGCTTTAATTACGCTCGCCCAGGTCTTAATGGAATTAAAGCTAAGGTTATAAGCCAAACAATCAAATGCCAGCCGGGCGTTCCGGTTAGCGAGAAAGCAGTATTTACTACTAAATTATGGAAGGGGTGATGATTCGTGCCTTTATCTAGTGAACTCGTGTCTCAGTTTGCAAAGCTTGCAAGCAATAAGCCAAAAGAAGAAAAAGAATCTACCGTTTATGGTACAACTGTTATTCAAAATGGAAATAAATACGTAAAGCTTGATGGTTCTGAATTACTCACCCCGGCTTCGTTTACAACTAATATTGCCAATGGCGAGCGTGTTACTGTGCTGATAAAGAACCACATGGCGATTGTCACTGGCAATATTACATCTCCTGCTGCTAGATCAAGCGAAGTGGAAGAAGTTGGAGATAAGGCAGATGCTGCTTCTGCGGCAGTGGAAAATTTAACTGCAGACAATATTAAAGTCAATCAGAAGCTTGAAGCGCAAGAAGGGTCCATAAAAAATCTTGCCTCTGATAATATTACGATAAAGAATAAGCTTAATGCCCAGGAAGCTTCAATTGGCAATCTAGAAGCAGAAAATGTAACCATAACTGGAAAGCTTGAGGCCGCAGAAGGTAATATTAGCAATCTACAGGCCGACAACGTTACAATAAATGAATCATTAACTGCGGCTAAGGCTAGTATTAAAGATCTTGATACCAAGAAATTGTCGGCAGATCAAGCAGATATAAAATATGCCAATATTGATTTTACTAATATCGGCAAAGCGGCAATTGAGAATTTCTATGCAACGTCTGGCATTATCAAAGATCTTGTTATCGGCGATACAAGCGTTACAGGAAAATTAGTTGGTGTCACAATTACTGGTGATCTTATTGAAGGCGGAACAGTCAAGGCTGATAAACTTGTCATTCTTGGCGAAGATGGTCTTTATTATAAGCTAAATGTCAATGCCCTTGGAGAGACGACTGCCGCTTCAGATCCAAAGTATCAAAATGGATTAGATGGTTCGGTTATTGTCGCAAAATCCATAACTGCAGAGAAGGTTAATGTCCACGATCTTGTCGCTTTTGATGCTACAATTGGCGGATTCAACATTTCAGATAATTCTATATATTCCGGTGCTAAAGAATCTGTGACTAATGGAACAAGAGGTATATATCTTGATAAAAACGGCCAGATTTCATTTGGTGATGCAGATAATTTCATTAGATATTATAAAGATATTGACGGAACATACAAACTCGAGATATCTGCGGCTAATATTTCCATAAAAAGCGGCGGCGAAGGCTCAAATCTTAACGACGAAATTAGCAATATCAAGAATGACGTCAATTCTTTAAGAGGCGAGATTGCGTCGGAAGAAATTAGATATTATTTATTACAATCTTCGACTTTGGCTGCTCCGGAAAAGCCGACTACTTATCCTCCTCCATCCACTTGGGCAACGACTGAACCGATCTATTCCAATCCCGATAGCGATCCTGATACTTTATATTTTGTTACATGCACTGTGTATGCAAACGGGGCATTTAAATACTCAGATGTGTTAATATCTAGCACATATGAATCATTCCGAAGTTCAGAAACGCGAATAAATCAGACCATGAGTAGTATTGATTTTTCGATTACGGAACAGATTAACACCGTTCGTACAGATTACAAAACCTATACCGACAACGCTCTCAATAATTATGTAACTAATGCTGACTACACTGAAGATAAAAAGAATACGGATAATAAAATGTCCGATATTGAGGACAATCTCTCCAATAAAGCTACTAAAGATGATCTTGGTGGATTCGCTACTTCCGAACAGTACAATGAAATACGCAAGTATATAACATTCACTAAAGATGGAATTAAAATAAGTTCCGACTCAACATATGATAATCCAGATGCCAAGCATCTAACATTGACTCTTGACAATGATGCCATTAAATTTGAAAATAATGGGGTAGTTATCGGGGAATGGGACGGAGAAAATTTCTATACTGGCGATATGGTTGTTAAACTTAATCAACGAGCCCAGTTTGGTAATTTTGCATTTGTTCCTAGGTCGGACAAATCACTTATGTTCCTTAAAGTTCAAGATTAATTTTCATAGGATTGGAAGGTGAGTTTATGACATCCGAAGTCTTTGACACATCAAATCAATATATTAAATACACAATTACTGTAACGGAAAACTCCTATAGTGTGGAAAATAATTCATCAAATGTTACTGTAAGCATTAACTTTTATAGAACAAACACTGGGTACACAACTTATGGTAATGGGACTGTTTATTGCTATATATATGATGCTACATACTCACAATCTGTTGGTCCTAATGATAAAATAACGCATGACGGCATTGATCTATTTACAAAAACTTTAGACATACCCCATAATGACGATGGAACCAGAACTTTAAACGTTGCCGCATACATTAGTCATGAGCGAGTCACCTCTGAAAGTCATGCGTTTTATGCCAACCTAACCACAATTCCAAGAGCCTCGGAAATGACTTGCCCAACAACTTGGCATCTTGAAGAAGGGCTTTCATTCACAATTGATAGAAAATCGAGTTCATTTGTAGATACTTTGTCGTACAATTGTGAATACATTGACAACGGAGTTCCTACAGCGTATTCTGGAAATATTCTAACTAAAAGCTCGGCTACCAGCACAAAATTTACTCCCCCATTGGACTGGGCAAGGAATTGCCCAAATTCGTCCAGAGGGACGGCTTCTTTTACACTCACTACATATGATGGTTCTGGGACAAAAATCGGATCAACAACAAAGAACACCTGGTTTACAGTACCGTTGAATATTAAACCAAGTTGTTCGTTATCTTTATCAGATACTTCCTCGATATTAGTGTCTGGTGTTAGAAAGAGCTGCTTTGAATATTTTGGACACTATGTCTCTGGTGTGTCCACAATTCGTGCAACAATAAGCGCAAGCGGCATATATGGGTCCACAATAAAATCATATTCTGGAACTTATCCGGGAGGCTCATTCTCAACTCAATGGGCTGATATTCCAACACGTGGTCTATCCGGTGACTGCGACATTGATGTGTATGTCAATGATAGCCGAAATAGAAGACAAAGCGCATCCGTAAGAGCTAGCATTGTGGGCTATTCGCCTCCAACAGTCACCGCCCTTTCGGTCCATAGGTGCGTATCGGCTACTGACGGAACGGAAAGCGATCAGGGCAATTTTACTCAAGTTACGTACGGATACAAAATCCATAATATTGCAAACTCAGGTAAGAACGCAAAAAATATAGTTCTTAAGTATAAAAAGAGCTCTGAATCGGCTTGGACTACCAAGAATCTTACTGCATCCGCCTATACTGGGAACGGGTCTGTTATTATTGAAACTTCTCCTGATAATTCTTATGACTTTTTGTTTACGGTCAGCGATTCAATTTCGTCGTCGGAGAAGTCAACTTCAGTGTCAACTGGCTATTGTATTTACCACATTCCGGCATCAGGAAAAGGTATAACTTTTGGTGGTATTGCTGAGAGTGATGGATTTAATGTCAAAATGCCTGCCACATTCTCAGGATCAATTAATTCTAGCGGAAACTATACTGGCAAATACGTAACAGGGACATGGCTACAAACAACACAGGCGACCGATCTTGGTAAAAAACCTGGAAAAGTTGCAGTAATTGACGAATCTGGGTGGATTTATTCAAGAGCATTAAGTTCTCTTATTTTGGAAGCGGTATACCCGGTCGGGAGTATTTATATGAGCGTTAATAGCACCTCGCCTGCGACACTATTTGGAGGAACATGGGTACAGATTAAGGATAGATTTCTTCTTGCTGCCGGCACGACCTATAAAGCAGGCGCAACCGGCGGAGAGGCAACCCATACTTTGACGGCTGATGAAATGCCTGGACACTATCACGATGGATTGTATTATAGCTACCAAGATACCAAAAACTTAGTCACGCTTAATGGTGGCACCGAAAGCTATCATATCCCATGGGGCAGCTCAAGTCACCCTGGTGATTATGGTGCAGGTAGCGGTGCGAAAGAGTTGCTAACCGGCAGTACGGGAGGCGGTGCGGCACATAACAATATGCCTCCGTACTTATCAGTTTATATTTGGAAGCGTACTGCTTAAAACATATTTTAGAAAGGAACGATATTTATGAACATTAACTGGAAAGTGCGTATTAAGAACAAATCCTTTTGGCTGGCTCTTATTCCGGCCCTGCTTCTGCTTGTTCAGGTGATTGCAGCCCCGTTTGGCTACAATTGGGACTTCGCTGGTCTTGGTGCTCAGCTTACGGCAATTATTAACGCCGTTTTTGCGGTGCTTGCTATTCTCGGCATTGTTAACGATCCTACTACGTCCGGTATTACCGACAGCAAGCAGGCTATGACATACGACGCGCCTAAGAAAGACAAGTAAACTATATTTAAGAGGGTTCGCGATTCAAGCAAGCCCTCTTCTTTTTTCTCTTTCGCGAAAAAAACACGATGTATTATGAAAAGAAATCACTTGAAAAATTTTACATACAAAGGAGAATTATTATGTGCATTACTGCCGATTGTCTGGTAGTTACGTACGAAGAGTTTCTTGATCTTGTAATTAATGGCAAGTAAATTCTTTAAAGGAGGAGTCCTGACAAGGGCTCTTTCTTTTTCTTTCGCAATAAAAACATGCGGTATTATGAAACACGAAAGGAGAGTATTACTATGAACAAAATTGTCAAAGGTGGTATTATTGTACTCGGTGCTTGGGCTGTAATGGAGACAGTCTTTGCAATGGGAAAGGGATACGCACTCGGCGTCACTGAGTACGTTGAGCGTGATTCTGGTATCGATTGCGAAGAATATGTTGATATGATTGGCGATTGTGAGCGTCCGAGCGCAAAATTCATCGCTTTTTGGGCAAAAGCTGCTTATAATCAAATGTCTAAACGTGATGAAAAGGAGGAGTCCTAACAAGGGCTCTTTCTTTTTTACGCGAAGAAAACAACCACTTTTATGCAAAACTATTAAAGGAGGATTTTATTATGACTTGGAAACAGATTGAGACTAGTCGCGAAATCAGACTCTGGGTTGGACAGATTATTGTCCCCACAATCACATTTGCGGGGGTAGCTATGTCTATTCCGGAAGTTCGAGAAGCGGTTAGCTCTAAGGCGAGGAAAATGAAAGAGACTATTAATAGTAAGCTTCATAAAGGTTGAGCCTCATAGGCTCTTCCTTTTATTTTTTGAAAGGAGATTTAGTATGTATTGGTGGATTATTGTTTCTTTTGCGATTGGTGTACTTATCTCGGTTTTATTTAACGAACTTATATCCGGATATGGGATTCTAAAAATTGATCACTCCGATCCGGAAAAAGATTTATATAGAATTGTGATTACAACTGATCTTGACAAATTACCGAGAAAAAAGCGAGTGGTTTTGAAAATTGAAGATAATGCTGATCTTTCGTGATATTTACAGGCTCTATTATGGAACGTATTTGTTCACATCATTAAGGAGGAATTTATAATGAGAATCGAAACCATGTTGCATGATGGGATTGAGGACGGGTTCAACGAACTGAAAAAGATTAAGGTTGGTACCGATGAGTATAAATCCACCGTAGATGGGCTGACAAAGCTTTTGGACAGAGCTATCGAGATCGATAAGATCGACGCTGAAACTCAGACCAATGCTAACAATCACGAGATTGAGACTAACATTGAACTGAAGAAGATTGCAAATGATCGTAAAGATCGAATTATTAAGAACTGTCTTACGGCTGCCAGTATCGTCTGCACGGCGGGTATTACTATCTGGGGATCTCTTAAGTCTTGGAAATTCGAGGAAACCGGAGTTGTCACATCTGGACCGGGACGAGAATTCATGAGGAGAATTTTTCATTCGATGAAGTAAACGTATATGGTCAATTATAGGAGATTATTTAAACATAGTCTCCTATTTTTTCGCGACAATAACACTCTGTATTATGGAACCAAATTAGTGTATTAAAAGGAGGCTAATATTATGATGGTACTTGGTTTTATTGTCGTAATTTTGGGTTGTATTATGATCGCAAAAGGTTCGTCTAATAGAGACTCTTAAATGAGTCTCTTCTTTTTTTCGCGTTAAAAACAATGTGTATTATGACACATATTAAAAATGGAGGTAAATAATATGATGACATTTACACTGCTGGTTGCTGTCGCAATTTTTATTGCTGTGGCTGCGGTGCTTACTATTCTTATTGGGGGCACATCGGTCATTGTGATCTATGGCGACATCATTTTGTGCGCGGTATTTATCATCCTTATTATTAAAGCTTGCTTTTTTAATAAGAAGAAATGAAAGGTTGAGCCTTAACGGGCTCTTCCTTTTTTATTTGCGCGAAAATTACATGCTCTTTAGTGGAAGAATAAACAAATTTGAAAGGAGCAATTTGTTATGAAATGGACTATGAAACCTATCACTTGGGGTGCTTATGCCAAGCTGTGCGCAGTATCTACCGCAATTAGTGTGGTTGTGAGCGCGATCTGCTGGCTTAATATGTACTATGGAAATGTGGGAGACTTTTTCAAGAAGTTATTTCGTAAGAAGAGCTAATTCCATTTGTGAATTCAGCAAGACGGGAGTCTAAGGAAACTTAGGCTCTCTTCTTTTTTATAAGGAGGTTTCTATGCTATTTTATGACTATTATGCCAAAACATATTTTGAATCTTCCCTTGTTAATGTCCAGCAAGAAGCCCGCAAACGCCATCAGAAAGTGAGCCAGGAGAAAGTGACTATGGACGATGGGCTAGAATGCTGGATTATATTTTTGGAGCCAAATTCGTGAAAATTACAGTCCCTATTGTGAAGAAAGGAGATGCTTCGAATGAAATTTAATTTTGACATTAACAAACTGATTACTATCGGAGGCATTGGGCTTAGTGCAGTTGGCGCGCTTTTGTCCAGCATTGCCAATGACAAGAAGATGGAGAGTGCGGTTGAAAAGAAAGTAGAAGAAGCATTGAATGCAAGAAAGGAAGAGGAGACTTAATAGTCTCTTCTTTTTTTATTTTTTGAAAGGAGCACAAAAGATGAACAAAGAAGCTATTGTAAACACTGTTATGGACATTAAGAATGCAGTTGCCAAGCATAGTCCTGAGATTCTCACTGGCATTGGTATTGCAGGCATGGTGTCTACGGTTGTGCTTGCTGTGCGGGCAACTCCGAAAGCGGAAAAGCTTATTCTTGATCGAGAGATTGAGCTTTCCAACAAAGCCAACCATGACGTTGAGCTCAACAAGAAAGATCGTTTCAAGATCGCGTGGAAGTGCTATATTCCTGCAGCGATCACTGGTGCAGCGTCGATTGCATGTATTGTGTCTGCGAGTTCCGTGAATTTTAAGCGTAATACAGCGCTCGCCGCAGCCTATAATATCTCCGCAACAGCACTTGCAGAGTATAAGGATAAGGTTGTAGAAACCATTGGCGAGAAGAAAGAGCATCTTATTAAAGACAAGATCGCTGAAGAACGAATTGAGAAGAATCCGGTGTCTAAAAACGAGATTATTATCACAGGAAGAGGTACCACGACCTGCTATGATTCGATTTCCGGCCGATATTTCAAGTCTGATATGGACAGATTGAAAAAGGCTGAGAACGAACTTAATAGGCAGATGCTCAATGATATGTATATTTCTCTCAATGAGTTCTATGATGAGATTGGTCTCGACCATATTTCCATTGGAGATGATCTTGGATGGAACATTGAGCGTGGCATGATCGATCTTTCGTTCAGCTCGCTTGTTGCAGATGATGGTACACCGTGTTTGGTTGTTGACTATCAGGTGAGTCCGAAATTTGGGTATTCGGATCTTACGTGATTCGCGAAAAATACATGCAGTATTATGAGAACCATAAACATTTGAAAGGAGATCTTTATAATGGAAGAAAACAAGAATGTTAAGGCTGAGGAAGGGACGACTGAGGTTATTGACGAAGTCAAGGAATCGAAGGGCAAGAAGTTTATTTCCAAGGTTAAAGCTGGTATCAAGAAGAACGGCAAGAAGGTCGCATGCGGTGCGGCAATCGTTGCTGGTGTTCTGGTCGGCTACACCATTGGGACTAAGCGTACCTGCTTGGACGTTGTTGACGACATCGATCCTGAGGACGACTGCGATCTGCCTGAACTCATTGAGGATTCTTCTACGGAAGAAGAGACCGAGGAATGATCGGGTTCAAAAGAGGAGATACCTAACAAGGTATTTCCTTTTTTGTTTGAAAAGGAGGATTTGCTATGAACACATATTACTATTCCGGACCTGTGATGGAATTTGATAGATGCATCGCAGATAAATGGGAAGGATCCACAAGAGCAGTATCTGAGAATAAGGCGAGAGCAAATCTAACATATCAGTATAAAGTGTCTAATTGTAAAGCGCCGAGAAGCAAAATTACACTTCCTGGTAAACTAATTGTAAAAGATTGAAAGGAGTAAATTATGGAGAGCTGCCCGTCTAATTCTCACAAGGCCCGAGAGGAAAACGCGATTTCTTCACAGAAAAAGAAGCAGATCACTAAGGTCACCAAGGGCACGGTCAAGACAAAAAAGAAAAATGAGATGTCCAAACTTGGTGACATATTTATTTCGGAAGATGCATCGAAAGTGAAGTCTTATATTTTGATGGATGTGCTTGTGCCGACCATCAAGAAGGCCATTTCTGATATTGTCAAGAATGGTGTTGACATGATCTTGTATGGCGAAGTAGGCCAGAGCAAGAAACACACATACGCATCTACAGTTTCTTATAGGGACTACTACGATAATGGAAGCCGAAGCGTAAGTCGATTTGACGACCCGCCGAGAGCACGTATTCGAGCTGGCTATAACTTCGACGATATCATTCTTGAGACCAGAGGCGAAGCAGAAGAAGTTCTTTCGAGTATGGATGAACTTATTGAGACGTATGGATCTGTGAGTGTTGCTGACATGTATGATCTCGTTGGCATTTCATGCGAATACACGGACAACAAATACGGATGGAAGAATATTAGAACTGCCGAGCCCGTGCGTGTAAGAGATGGTTACATGCTTAAGCTTCCGAGAGCATTGCTGCTCTAATTAATTTATATTTTAAGGAGGATAAATAAAGATGAATAAATCAGATACTATTGCAAAGTTCAGCAGAGCGATTCATAATGTTGGTTTCCAGCTGAAGAAGTACAGCCCTGAAATCATGGCTATCGCCGGCGTTGTCGGCATGGTTACTAGCACGGTTATGGCATGCAAGGCCACGACTAAAGCTAGCGAAATTATTAATGAGACCAAGACATCCGTCAGCATGATTCATGATCTGGTTGCAGATCAGTCGGTCCCCGAGAGCGAATATTCTGAAGAGGATAGTAAGCGAGATCTCGTTATCGTATATTCTAAAGCGGCTATGAAGTTTGCCAAGCTCTATGGTCCATCTCTGATCATCGCGGGTCTGTCTGCCGGCAGTATTCTTAGCTCCACGACCATTCTTCGTAAGAGAAATATTGCTATTGGCACAGCGTATACCGCACTTGACAGGAGTTTTAGAACTTATCGCGATCGAGTTATTGAGAAGTTTGGCGAAGATTTCGATAAGGAACTCAAGTATGGCACGACCACAAAAGTTATTGAGGAGACCACTATTGACGAGAATGGCAATGAGAAGACTGAGACGAAGACGGTAAAGATCGCCGATCCTAATAACTACAGTATTTACGCACGTTTTTATGATGACGGATGTGCCGGCTGGACCAAGAATCCTGAGTATAATCTCATCTTTCTGAAGCAGCAGCAGAATTGGGCTAACGAAAAGCTTAAAGCAAACGGTCGCCTGTTCTTGAATGAAGTGTATGAGATGCTCGGCATTCCTAAGACCGTTATTGGCCAGCGTGTTGGCTGGGTGTATGATGAGAATAATCCGGTTGGCGATAACTTTGTCGATTTTGGCATCTATGATCTGTATAATGAGAAGGCACGTGACTTTGTCAACGGCTATGAACGAGCGATCCTCTTGGATTTCAACGTGGATGGAGATATTCTCTATAGTTTTTGACTCGACGGGCCTGAAGGCATCGGGAGTGGTAATCCGATGAGAGATATGTTCGATTATCCTTGGCTTCTTAGTTTTTAAAGAGGCCAAGGAGCTCATATTTTTAAAGGAGATAGTATTATGAAAAGGTTTATTGTGTTCGCTCTTCTTATTGCCATCATGACTCTCAGCTTTGGCTGTGCCGCAGAGAAGCCTACTGATTTGTCTGGCACTTGGGTTCTGTCTGCAGATGACGGCGCAAATGAAGAGTCTACTGGCGAACTTGTCATTGATGGTAAAGATGTTGTCGTCTATTTTGTCTGGCCTCAGGAAAACACCAAGGCACTTCTTTGGTATGGCACGTACACGCCTCCGAAAAAAGTCGTTGACGAATATTCTTGGACGTCTACGAATGACCCAGATATGACTAAAAATTCTATCTACGCGCCTGATTTTGAAGAGACTACGTTCCAGTACAAGCATGGTATGATTCTTTTTGATTACTATGTTGATGGTGTTGCATACACGTTCCACTTTGAACGTAAGGCTAGCGAGGAGGCAGCATAATGAACGATAAATTGTCTAGTGTTATTATTTTTTGCGGAGGAGTGTTTATCGGAGGATTCCTCACATGGGATTTCTTCAAGACAAAATATGAGAAGATCGCAGACGAAGAAATCGCATCCGTAAAAGAGACTTTTGAGCATAGAGAACCTAGACCAGACAAGAACTATAATGTTGAAGAAGTACCAAAAGTCAATGACACATATATCAATGTATCGCCAGGTGTTGCTGAAAGGATAATCCAAATTATTGATTCGAATGGTTACAGAAATTATTCTAATACTGCAATTGAAACTGACAAGAAAGGAGGGACTGCTGATATGGAATTGAAACAGCCCTACGTAATTACTCCAGAGCAGTACGAGGACAATGTTGACTACACCAAAGTGAGTCTGACATGGTATAATGATGAAGTCTTAGAGGACGATTGGGGGAACGTCCTTGATCCTGACGATGTTATTGGCAGCGAAGCACTCAAAACCTTTGGCCAATATGAAAAAGACAGCGTATTTGTCAGGGATGATGACGAGCAAATCGACTATGAAGTTCTGCTTGACACCCGTAGTTATAAAGAGACTTATGGACACGATCCCGTTGCAGCGGACCAGTAATGACTTTTGCTAATCATATTCAGAGCGAATACTTTGACTGGATGGTATCGCTTGTATCAGGCGAGCGTTATGCAAAAACCATCTCTTATAGTAAGCTTCTCGAATATTTGCATTCTGTTGAGTTTTCGCCGGTTATTATTAAAGGCGATTACGATCGAGCCGAAGACGGTATATATTTGAGATATCGGTTCGCTGTAGATAAGGGCTACGATGAAAAGCTCAATATTCACAAGTATATTACTGGACCGTGCAGTGTTCTTGAAATGATGGCTGCACTCGCTCAAAGATGCGAAGAAAGCATAATGACAGACTCGGCTATAGGAGATAGAACTGGACAATGGTTTTGGGGGATGGTCGTTAGCCTTGGCCTTGGCTCTATGGAAAATCGATTCTTTGACGAGAAGTACGTTGCTGGCGTTATCGATCGTTTTCTTAATCGAGACTACGAGCCAAATGGTCGAGGCGGATTATTTACAATAAAAAACACTGAGAGAGATTTACGAAGTGTAGATATTTGGTGCCAAATGTGCGAATATTTAGACACCATTAATTAGTAAGGAAGGAGGTTTGGAAATGTAATGCTCGATTTTCTGAAAATTGCGACGCGAGAGTATAAGAAGGACAAATGGGAAGTATATCCTAAGTTCAAGGTTATCAAGTCCGAAGATCTAATGATTCGAGGAGGCGACTTCTACGCGGTTTGGGTTGAGGAGCGCGGTCTATGGTCTACGGACGAGCAAGACGTATTGCAATTGATTGATCGAGAAATCTCTAATGAGTTGAAAGAAGCAAAGAAGAAGCATGGTGAAAACGTCGTTCCGAGATACATGTGGGACTCCGAATCCGGCATGATCGACTCTTGGCACAGATATTGCCAGAAGCAGACTCGAGATAACTTTCACTCGTTGGACGAAAAGCTTATATTTTCGAATGCTGAAACCAACAAGAAAGACTACGCAAGCAAACGACTTAACTATCCACTTGAACCTGGCGATATCTCGGCATATGATGAGCTGATCTCTACACTGTATTCTGAAGAGGAGCGTCATAAGATCGAGTGGGCAATCGGGTCGATCGTTTGCGGAGATTCTACGAAAATTCAAAAGTTTATGGTGCTTTACGGCGCAGCAGGCACAGGCAAGTCTACAATTCTGAACATAATTCAAGAGATGTTCGACGGATATTATTGCGTCTTCGACGCCAAAGCACTCGGATCGAGCAATAGTTCCTTTGCACTAGAAGCATTTAAATCCAATCCTCTTGTTGCTATCCAGCACGATGGCGATTTGTCAAAGATCGAAGATAACACCAGATTAAACAGCTTGGTGTCTCACGAGCTGATGACAGTTAACGAGAAGTTCAAGTCAACATATTCTAGCAGATTTAAATGCTTTCTGTTCATGGGCACCAATAAGCCGGTTAAGATCACTGACGCAAAGTCGGGCCTCCTTCGTAGACTTATTGATGTAACACCCACAGGGAACAAGCTTGCTCCAAAAGAGTACAGGCGCATAATGAAGCAAATCGAGTTTGAACTTGGTGCTATTGCATATCACTGTCAAGAAGTATATTTAGAAGATCCTGGATACTATGATGACTACGTTCCGACTTTGATGATGGGAGCCTCTAACGATTTCTACAACTTTGTTATTGACTCCTATCATATTTTTAAGAAGCAAGACGGAACCACGCTCAAAGCGGCCTGGGATATGTATAAGGTATACTGCGAAGATGCAAAAGTCCCATATCCATTCTCTCAGAGAACGTTTAAAGAAGAACTTAAAAACTATTTTAGAGACTTCGCTGAAACCGCTACTTCTGATGATGGCCCTATTATTAAGAATTATTATAGTGGGTTTAAGACAGAGAAGTTCGAGGTCAATAAGAAAAAAGAGCCAAAGCATGAGGAGTATAGGATACAGTTTGGTGAATACGATTCTATATTTGACCAAGAGTGCGCTGAATGTCCGGCTCAATACGGCAGTTCAAAAGGAACTCCGTACAAAAAGTGGGATAATGTCACTACAGTGCTTGCTGATCTCGATACTTCTAGGCTTCATTATGTCAAAGTTCCAGAAAACCATATCGTGATTGACTTCGATATTAAGGACGAAGCCGGCAATAAATGCTTTGATAAGAACCTCGAAGCAGCTAGTAAATGGCCGGCTACATACGCAGAGCTCAGTAAGAGCGGCAACGGTATTCATCTGCATTATATTTATACGGGTGATCCGTCAATGCTCAAGAGCGTCTATGATGACGATATCGAAGTCAAAGTGTTTAGTGGTAATAGCTCCCTTCGAAGAAAGCTTACTAAATGCAACAACTTACCTATTGCACAGATTAGCTCGGGTTTGCCAATGAAAGGAGAAAAAATGATTAATAAAGAGGTTGTTCAGACTGAGAGAGGCCTTCGAACAACCATTAAGAAATGTATTAGTAAAGAGGTTCATGCAGGAACCAAACCGAATGTCGATTTCATTTATAAAATTCTCGAGGATGCATACGCAAGCGGCATGAGTTATGATGTTAGCGACATGCAGAACGCAGTAGTAGCATTTGCAGCTAACAGCACAAATCATTCAGATTACTGCCTCAAGCTTGCGAGTAAGATGAAGTTCAAATCGGAGGAGCCTTCTGCTGGTGAACTAAATGAAGACGCAGAACTTGTATTCTACGATGTCGAGGTATTCCCGAATCTGTTCCTTGTCAACTGGAAATTTGCTGGAGAGGGCAAACCAGTTGTCAGAATGATTAATCCGACTCCTAGAGAGATTGAGGATCTTATGAAGTTCCGTCTCGTTGGCTTCAACTGCCGACGATACGATAATCATATTTTGTATGCCCGTTATATTGGGTATACGAATGAACAGCTATATAATCTCTCACAGAGAATTGTCGCTGGCGAAAATAACGCATTCTTTAGCGAGGCGTATAACGTCTCATATACAGATGTGTACGATTTTTGTTCAAAGAAGCAGTCCCTCAAGAAGTGGGAGATTGAGCTGGGAATTCACCATCAGGAGCTTGGCCTGCCTTGGGATAAACCAGTTGCAGAAGAGCTTTGGCCAAAGGTCGCCGAGTATTGTGATAATGATGTTATCGCAACGGAAGCGGTCTTCAATGCTCGTCAAGGTGACTTCGTTGCACGAAAGATTCAGGTTGACCTTGTAAGACTTCTGCACGGAATCACAGACGTCTCTGTCAATGACACAACGAATAGCCTATCTACCAAGATTATATTTGGCAAAAACCGCAAACCCCAGAGCGAGTTTAACTACCGAGATTTGTCTAAGCCGGTAAGCTGGACTGAATACGACGAGTATCGTCAGAAATTCGGTCCGGATTATGTCTTCCATATCTTCGATCAAGATGGTCTTCCGACGTATGATATTTACGATCCTAAAGACGGATGTACAGTTCTTCCTGACGGCTGGAGTATCATGCCGTTCTTCCCTGGTTATGTGTTCGACCATGGACGATCCATTTATATTCACGATCGCTCGCTCGTGTGGCCTAGAGACCGTGATGAGATCGAGAAGATCCTAGAAGACAAGCTGGATACAAGAGTCGAACTTATTGGCGAAGGCGGCCGAGTATATTCTGAACCTGGTATGTACGGCGGAGTATGGGATGGTGATATTGCTAGCCAGCATCCACACAGCGCTATCTATGAATGTGTCTTCGGCCCAACATTTACTAAACGGTTCGAGGATATTGTTAATGCACGTGTGGCAATCAAGCATAAAGATTTTGACTTGGCAGGTAAGATGCTAGATGGTGCACTCAAGCCATATTTGAATGAGGAGCAAGCGGCAGACCTCGCTCAAGCTCTGAAAATCGTCATCAACTCGATCTATGGTCTTACGAGCGCGTCATTTGCGAATCCGTTCAGAGATCCTCGCAATATCGACAATATTGTCGCCAAGCGCGGGGCTCTGTTCATGACCGTTCTCAAGAGTGAAGTCCAGAAGCACGGTTTCAAGGTTTGCCATATCAAGACCGACTCGATCAAGATTCCGGATGCTAATGAGGATATTCAGAACTTCGTCATCCGCTTTGGTAAAGAATACGGCTACACGTTCGAGACAGAGGCCAATTTCGAGAAGTACTGCCTGGTTAACGATGCTGTGTATGTTGGCAAGTTCAAAGACGGTAAACATGCTGGCGAATGGACTGCAACAGGAACTCAGTTCCAGGTGCCTTATGTCTTCAAGAAGCTTTTTAGCCATGAGCCAATCCAGTTCGAGGACATGTGCGAGACTAAATCGGTAAGCACGTCTCTATATTTGGACATTAACGAAGGCCTTCCTGAGGGTGAGCATAATAGAGTGTTCATCGGTAAAGTCGGTTTGTTCTGCCCAATTAAACCTGGTTGCGGTGGCGGCGAGCTTCTGAGAGAGGCTAAGGACAAAGATGGTAACATCAAATATGCTTCGGCCACTGGTGCTAAAGGCTATCGGTGGCTTGAGTCTGAGATGGTGCGTGCATCTAATAAGCAGGGCGATATTGATCGCTCTTATTATGACAAGCTTGTTGATGACGCAATCGACACAATTTCTAAATACGGCGACTTCGAGTGGTTTGTCTCTGATGATCCTTATATTTCACCATGGGATTGCCCTGATGCGCCTTGGAATGAATCTACGCCTTTTGACGTTAGATAATTTATTAAAAAAATATATTCAAAGGAGAAAATTATTATGGAAATTACTTTTGCACCGAAAGATATCCTTCAGATCGACGACGCTAGAATCACCTACAAGAACTTCAGCGGCGCACCCTCTCAGTATAATCGTGAAGGCGATCGTAACTTTGCTCTGATTATTCCTGATCGCCAGCTTGCAGATGACCTTATTGCCAATGGATGGAATGTCCGCATTAAGCCTCCTCGTGAAGATGGTGATGATCCGTTCATGTATCTTCCGGTTAAGGTTAAATTCAATGATTATGGCCCGAAGGTATATCTTGTGACTGGTAAGCGCATGAACCGCCTCGATGAGGACAGTGTGAGCATGCTCGATCATATTAGCATGAGACAGATCGATATGGATATTCGTCCGTACGACTGGAATGTCAACGGCAAGGCAGGTCGTACTGCATACCTGCAGTCTATTCGCGTGGTGCAGGATATTGACCGTTTTGAGGAAGAGTATGCAGAGGAAGAATACCCCAGAGAGGATTGCCCGTTCTGATGGAGGATAGAAAGATGAAAACAAATCAGATTATTCTGTATGGCCTCGCTGGTATTGACGCCCAGTATGTTCCGGTTCGGTATTTTATCATGAATGAAGAATTCATGACCATTGCCGGACTGGTGCATACTGCAAAGTATATGATGGATAACTATCCTACGATCGAACATATTTATGCCATCGACAATCGGCCTGGGCTTCGAAAAGAGTACGCGAATGCAATCCGAGATAAACATAATTCTATTGAATCGCGAGTTATCTTTAAGCAAACATTGATGAACGAGGGAATTAAGATCTTGTAATTCGCGAAAGTTACAACTTATATTATGAGAGGATACAGTTAGCTCATATGAGCTATTAAATTAATTATTAAGCTGTTCCTCTCATTATTTTCTGGGGCCGTTGGCTCAGTTGGTTAGAGCAGTTGACTCATAATCATCAGGTCCAGGGTTCAAGCCCCTGACGGCCCACCAAAACTAGGTTTCCGGAAAGTAAAAACCAAGAATGTAACAAAACCGGTAAGACACAAAAGGTTCCTAGTAAAGAGGTCTAAGCCGAGGGTGTCTCTATAATATACACTTCGGACCTAGGACTAGCCGCCCTACACGTATAAATAGCGGCTTTATATTTGCTCCTGTGGTGGAACTGGTAGACACATCAGACTTAAAATCTGCCGAGGAAACTCGTACGGGTTCAAATCCCGTCAGGAGCACCAAACTAGGTTATAAACAAAGGAGGAGAAACAAATGGAGCATATGCTGAAGTATCTTGGGGAATTGGATTGCGAGGCCGATCTTGCTTCTATTATTGGCGAGCAGGAAGCGGCCAGAGCATGGTGCGGGAAACTCTGTTATTTTCTCGACCTTGACAGTAAGCGTGTCTTTGGCGTAAGTGATGTATACGCGGACAGTCTATTTGAGTCTGGCGCGGTTATTTAAAGAAAGGAGAACATAATGTATTACAAAGCAGTTAAGAGCAACAAAATCTTCAATGAGCGGAGCTTTCTGATTCTGGACGACATTTTTGGTCCTGGAGCTTTTGAGGCTTGTGTTAGGGCCGGTACTTTGTTGATTCCGGTAAAGAGACCCTCAGTGATTGACCTGCTCAATAATGGTCAGATGTTTGAAGCGACTCGTTTGTACCATGAGATCCACGAAGGGTCTACGGTTAAGGAATCTCTTGACATGGTCAAAAAAAATCCAGGCCGATATGGATAGGTTCAAAAATCCGAAGCACTGTTGTTCGAATTGTGGATTTGATCGAGGGTCAAAATGTTTTTGCGCGGTTCCATGCCATAATTGTTCAGAATGGGTGCCTAAACATAGTTAATTGTTTATATTTTTGAAAGGAGAATAATTAAATGAGTGAGTATAAAGTTGGGGATAGAGTGAAAATTATTGGTGGAATTGGAACACCGGAGAGCTCGATGATTGGTCGAGTCGGGACAGTGGTACGAAGTAAGATATTTTTTGAGGGAGTTAAGTATTTTGTTCTTGTTGATGGGTTTGACAATCCCCGCATTCATGATGGAACCTGTCTTTACAGTAGTGCGAATTTGAGTCCTTGGCGTGGGGATACAAAAGAGGCCATTCTTGCAGCACGGATTCGATATAATAATATGATCACTTATAACGAAAACAGAATTTCTAAGCTTCTGCCTAAAATTAAAAATGTTATTTACAATCGTCCGGCGACCATCGTCTTCTGGAAAGACGGAACTAAGACCGTTGTGAAATGTGAGAACGAAGAGTACGATCCGGAAAAAGGCCTCGCCATGGCGATTGCTAAGAAGGCCCTCGGTAATAATTACCATTATTATGATATTTTCAAAAAGTGGCTTCCGAAAGAGGAAAAGAGCAAGTCAACAGATATTATCAAGGATATTTCGAGTAAAATTGGCAAGCCGAAGCCACAGACATTCACTTTCGATATTAAGCCGATTGATATTAATAAAAAGCTGTTTGAGGCTCTTACTGGCGCTCCTAGCGAAACGACAATCCAATTTGAGGACGCTAAAGAAGAGCCTAAACGCAATCCCGTCGAGGAGGCTTACAAAAAGCTTGTTGACCATCGTGATAACAATGGTGAAATCAATTTTGATGAACTGATCGGATTGTTGGGTGAGGCTCTTGACGACTAAACCTTTTTTGTACGATTACCAGATGGATGCGGTCAAGAAAATGCGTAATGGCTGCATCCTGAATGGCGGCGTCGGGAGCGGGAAAAGTAGAACGGGTCTGTATTACTACTTCAAAGAACAGGGTGGTAGTATAGACCCGGATTACATCCCCATGAAAAATCCAAAAGACCTTTATATTATCACAACTGCAATGAAGAGAGACTCGTTAGAGTGGGAAGGAGAGCTAGCTCATTACCTTATTTCCACTAATCCAGAATTGAGTCTCTACAAGAATAAAGTTGTGATAGATAGCTGGAACAATATCAAGAAATATAAAGATGTATGCGGAGCTTTCTTCATATTTGATGAAGATCGTGTTACTGGTAAAGGAACTTGGGTTAAAACATTCCTAAATATTTCGAGAAAAAACAATTGGATTATTCTTTCGGCAACGCCTGGAGATACTTGGGAACAGTATATTCCTGTATTTGTAGCTAATGGATTTTACAAAAACAAAACCGAATTTACTAGAGAGCATTGTGTATATTCACGCTACACAAAATACCCAAAAATCGAGCGCTATATTAACACGGGGCGTCTTATTAAGTTGCGAAATCAGATTCTGGTTGACATGGATTTCTCTCGTAAAACTATCCCTCATCACGAAGATGTCTATGTCACGTATGATATTTCAAAGTACAAGGAAGCTATGCGAACTCGCTGGGACCCATTTAAGAATGAACCTATTCAGCAAGCTTCCGGTCTTTGCTATGTCTTAAGACGAATCGTGAATGAGGACGAATCCAGACAAGTAGCTCTAATGGAACTTGCAGAAAAGCATCCTAGAATAATCGTATTCTACAATTTCGATTACGAGCTTGATATTTTAAAAGGGCTATATTATGGAGATAATTGTAAAATCGCCGAGTGGAATGGGCACTTGCATCAGCCAATCCCCGAATCAAAGCACTGGGTGTATCTGGTACAGTATACAGCCGGTTGCGAAGGGTGGAACTGCATTAAAACGGACACAATTGTGTTCTACAGTCAAAACTATTCCTATAAAGTAATAACTCAAGCATCCGGACGTATTGATCGTCTTAACACCCCATTCAAAGATTTATATTACTATCATTTCAAGTCCAGATCCGGAATTGACTTAGCAATTAGCAAAGCGCTTAGTGAAAAACGTCAGTTTAATGAAAACCGATGGGTTAAATGGTGAAAAAGAGGTGATGCCCAGTGTACGGTAATCCGGCGTTTCCACTTGAGTAGTCATGCCCCGTTAAGGGGCTCGCGAAATAATCATCTCCTTTAATGAAAGGAGTTGATATTTATGAAAATGATATATGTCGTACAGGGGCATTCGACAGGTATAAACGGTAATATTATTCATTGGTCTGATTGCGCTTATATTAATAAGCAAAGGGCAATTGATCAATGCGATGCAATGAACCGTTCTAATAAGGATGATCCGAATTATTTGGCATATGTCGTCGGACCAATACCTCTCGATCAAAAAGCTTGGGGGATCTGAAACACGGTCTCCTAAACTTTTATATTTTCGCGAATTAAACGACCCCTATAATGAAAGGAGTTGATTTGTATGAGAAAAATCTATATTAGAACATCGGATATTTTTGAATACAAGGATGAGGTAAAACGTATGAAATATTTCGACTTCTGTCACAAAAAAGCTTTGAAATGCGGTCTTATATGTAGGTGTCATATTGACGGCGTTAATACTAAGCTGTTTATAGAAGGAAGTAAATGGGATATAATTAAGTATTACCTGATAACTGTATTTAAAACCGAAGATAATACTATAGATGCTATTAAACGTATTACATCACTTATTTTTACTTAAAGAGAATTAGGACATCTGAAACATGGTGTCCTAAACTTTTATATTTTCGCGATGAATACATCTTCTTTAATGAAAGGAGTTGCTATTTTTATGAAAATGAAATTTAGAAATGTTGACACTGGAGAAATCATCGAAATCGATGACGACGACTTTGAGGCTTTTGATGAATGCATGAGTCATAAAAATTATCAGCTAATATTCGACTAAGAGAATTAGGACATCTGAAACATGGTGTCCTATTCTTTTATATTTTGAAAGGAGAAAATGCTATGGATTTCAGCAAGCCTATTTATGGAGAAGTTGAAGGTTTCGTCGATGCCTCTGCCGCTAAGGAATATTTCAAAAGTCATGGAATTGAATATACAGAGCAAGTCGAAGATGGTTATTATGTCGGAAGCTTTTATGCCTTTAAATTTCCGGCAATGACAGAAGAGCAGCTTGAAAAAGCTACCGAATATACAGAAGTTAAGTTTTATCAGTAAGTTTTGAAAGGAGAAAAAATGATTAGAACCGAGAATTGGTGCGGGCATGATATTCGCTTTATTGAAATTGATGGCGAATGGTGGGCCATCCTGAAGGACATTTGCGATGCACTGAAACTCTCTACGAGAGATGTGTCCAGGCGTATTTCTGCTCAGTATATGGAACGGGTTCGAATTGATGTGGATTCAACCAACCCCAAATCGCATGAATCTATCAAGAATATCGATAAGAACATGATCGGTAAAGACATTGGCGCTAAGCGTGGCGCGGGATCTTTCTGGATGCTCGCAGTCAATGAGCTCGGAATCTATGAGGCTTTGTTTGCCAGTCGTAAGCTCGAGGCTCGAAAATTCAGAATGTGGGCTGGCACAGTTATGCAAAAGCTTCGTAAAAATGTTGGCCTCAAGGGTTATGAAGTCATGCGGATGACTGAGCCTGAGATTCAAGATGAAATTGATCATATTCTCGATACTCTGTACTGGGATGACGAAAAGAAATGCGTTATGCGGTCTGTAACAGTCCAGGGTGGAGACGTTGATCAGGTGCCCTTTGATATTTGAAAGGAGAAAATTACTATGTGGACTATTATTCTGCTTTATCTTCTGATCTTCATTCTTGGGTTCTTCATCGGGCTCATTCTTCCTCTTATGAATATTAGCGATACGTTCAGGAAAACCTATCAGAAGTGGATTGAAGAGGAAGGCTATCATGACAGCTCTTGGGACGAAGGAGCGGCTTGGTATGAGAATACATTCTATCGTAATTTTTATGGAGGCAAGGAATGAAAGTACGTATTCTGTCTACTAAATATTACGACAATAAAGAGATGCTTGATAAGTATCCTATGCTTAGAAGATATGGATTTGAGATGATCGGCAACTCTAGACACCAGATTGCTTATATTACAATGAATAGCCTCGACGACCTCCTCGGCTTTATTGCTGAGATCGATATGCAGGTAGTCATTTGGTATAACTATGAACAAGGAATATATTACATGGAAATCTACGATGATTGAATAGGAGTATAAAATGTATTTTAAGGCATTAAATTTCATTGCGGCTAGATGTTCTGTTTGCCATACTGTTTGGATAGTAGACGAAGAACGAGCAAGCAAGCCTTATATTTGCCCACTATGCCGAGAAGAAAAATTGGAGGATAATGATGGAGTGCACTGATACGCATTATAAAGAAGTATATTTTGACCAGTATTGCAGTTCTTGTAAGTACAGTGATCTTGAAGAAGAGAATGATCCTTGCAATACTTGTCTTGCCATTCCTGCGAACGAGTATTCGCATAAGCCGGTTTATTGGAAACCAAAAGAGTGAAAGGAGAAAAAATATGAATAACCAGCTGGGAAAACTTATTGAAGGTATCGGATCGATGGCCGAAATGGCAGCTATTATCAGAGACGCACTTATTAAAAACGGATTCACCAGAAGCGAGGCAGTTGCCATTTCCAGTAACTTCATTACTTCGATTATTCGTAATTCTGGAGGAAACAATAATGATAACTAACACTCATTACAAAACATACAAAGAAGATGCTATTCAGGCAGCTAAAGAACTTATGTACGACGATAAAGTTATTGCTAGACTTGAGAATGCAAAAACTGAAGCTGATATTTGTAGAATCATGGCAACAGCCCGCAATGAAAAAATCGAACTCCAGGAAATGTACGGAGGTGATATCTAATGGCTCTTGCTAAAAAGTGTGATATTTGTGGAAAACTCTACGAAACTTATAATTTCAGAAAAAACCAGACCGAGCCTAGCGGTATTATGCTCGTGAACGTATGCACTGATGATAAATATTATTCTGGAGATGTAACTGACTGCTGCCCAGATTGCATGGATAAAATTATGGAGACAATTAAAAGTCTTAAGAAAATTTAACACAAGAAGACGAACAATGGAGGAATAAAATGAAGAGTTATGATATTACATTCGGCAAACCGGAAAGTCTGGAGGGTTTTACATACTATGAAGTCGAATTTAAGCACGAGCCTTGTATCGAAGATGTTGAGGGTATTCTCAGATCTTATGCGCCTAATATTTATGAACATCGTTCTGTGTTCATTGGACTTGCGAATAAATTTGCTGGAAAAGCTTGGAAGAGCCGGTTCACATTGAACGGAAACTTATGCGAAGATAACCTTTTCCTGGCTGCTATCGTACTTCCGAGTGGCCTTTGCATTCAGTATATTCCGTTGGCTTATTGGGATAAGCTTAATATTGCGATCAAAGAGGGAAAGATGAAAAATAATGACTAATTTAAAGGCTACGAATGTAAAACTTGTAGATGCATTAGCATACACTGATGAAAATGACAATTGGTACATGGGTCTCAGATACAGGTATGAAGATGAATCCGGTATCCATGAGAGATATTATCCGAAGGTTGAATTTCCTTTTTTCTGCAGAAAGTTGCCTCCAGAGGAGTTTAGTTCTGATCGTTTTGGGCTTGATGAGCTAACTATCAGTCTTTTTACCAATGAGGTTGCTGTCTTTAGAGGAAACTTTTTGAATCCAGTAACAGGTAGGATGATGCATGATGTCTGCATTATCGATAACCTGGTAAAGCCTGCTGCTCCTGCTCATGAGATGACCATTGAGGAAATTGAGAAGAAACTTGGATACAAGATAAAGATTATTAATAAGGAGAATAGTAATGAATCTTGATATTTCTAAGGTAAAGTTTGAAGAAGCTTATGACAATACTCCATTCGAAGAACACACGCTATATTTTATAGCTCCAAAAGATTTGGTGAAAGATAAACATCCAGAGGCTGATCATTCTACAATTTCTTTGGAGCTCAGAACGCGAACTGCCATGATATCTCCGACCAAGAATGGAACAGATTATGATTGGTCTGATATCGAACTTGAACCAGATACAATAGATAAACTTATTGCAATGCAGGAGGAAAAATAATCATGACAATTGTTTATCAGATTTTGTTTGTTATTTTTGTACTTGCCTTTATCTTATGCGTTCTCGGAATTGGGTATTACGCCGGCCGTACACGTGAGTCTAACATTCGTAAGAGAGTCTGCGATGATATTAAAAAGCAAATTCCAAATTGCTCAGAGGAATGGCTAAATGGGGCTGTATATGTTATTTCGAGGCTAAATGATATGGACGATGCTTGACCATTAAGGAGAATTGTAATGAGTAATACATTCATTATTTGCAACAACAAAGAAGAAGTAAAGTCGAATGAGTCGTGCTGGGGGAACATTACATTCGAGCTTTCGACAGAAGATATTGTTGCCCTTCTTGAAGGCAAAACTCTTGCTGGCGATACCGGTGAGTATGGAATATTTATTATGATGGAGAGTAAAAAGTAATGAATAAAACTTTCGAAGTTGCGGAAGCGTATATTGGCAATCGTGAAATTAAAGCTTATGAAGACGGCGACTGTGTCCTTGATATTATTGTAAATGACTATAATGTTGAAGGCGCACGTCGTGTTCTTGAGGCTCAGGGGTATACCATGACTTCTATAGATTGGTGAACTTCGCTATAGGCCACGCGAAAATTACAGTTCCTATTATGAGAAGAAAGTAAACAATTGGGCTATTGCGGGTTGAGACCGCATTTAAAACTGATAGAAATTTGGCTCTGTGCTCGTTTGAATCGAAACAGTCCCTACTTTCTTTTTTTTATTTTTGAAAGGAAAAAACATGATCAAGCACTATAAGAAGTGGAAGAAGTGGCGAAAGCGAAACACTAATGGCAAGTTTTACCAACTGCTTGTCCTTATTGGGTTGGCATATAGCCCATCTTTTGAGTTTTGGTATCTCTAAATTTACATGTTTATATTTTTTGAAAGGAGAAAAACATAATGCTTAAAATTGAAAACACTGAAGTAACAGGCTGGGAGGCAGCCATCCGAGGCATGCGTAATCCTATGAACTCTTGGAAGAAGAGCGATAGCGGATATTGCCAACGAGATCTGTTAAGGGATTGTACTACTTGTGTTCATAGATTTACCGATTATCCTGCTTGTTATAGCGGATTCGATCTCGGTCCGAACGACTTCGACCTTATGACTCGTCTCCGTAATTCTGGCACGGACCATCGTAAATTCATGCGAATGATTACCGTGTATCTTGATATTACTGCTCCGCTGTATTGGTGGAAGGAATTCGATACATATAAGGTAGGCACGGTCGCAAACTCTTGCTCAACTATGCACAAGATTCATGATAAGGAATTCTACGAAGAAGATTTTTCGTTTGAAAAGATTGAATCTGGATACGAAGAATATAAGGGCGATGATGCTATGCACGCAGCATATTGTTCGATGCAGAACACAATATCTGCTCTTAACCGTCTTAGATATATGTACAACATTACTAAAAATAAGAAATATTGGTACGCTATGATCCAGCTTCTGCCGAGCTCTTACAACCAGAGACGGACGGTTATGCTGAACTACGAAGTTCTGGCGAATATTTATAAGTCTCGTAAGAATCACAAGCTCGACGAGTGGCACACATTCTGCGACTGGATTAAGAGCTTACCTCATTCCGAGCTGATTACTGGACAGTCAGTTGAGGAGAAAGGTTAACCATGAATGAATACGTAAATCGTAAAGATCTTCGTGACGAACTGTACGATACGGAAGGATGGGCGATCGAATGAAAGCTAAAAGCTATAGACTGAAATACACTCCGACCGAGGAACTATTAATTAAGGAATTGAGTGCCATTGACTCGGTTAAGGTTGTACGGTGCAAGGATTGCAAATATCATCATTGGGAACAAGAACCCTGTCACGGAAAGATCGAGCATTACTGCGAGCTGCCTCATATGAGAGGTATCGAAGTATTTGAAGAGTTTTTCTGTTACTACGGAAAACAGAAAGAATATGATAATAATGGCTGATTACATTGACAAGGAAGCGGCACTTTCATTAGTGCAACCAGATGCGCCAAAGGTTGTACCTGTGGTACATGGCCGGTGGGTACACACAGATTTGGCCTCGCACTGGTATGGAAAAGATGAGTGTAGCGCATGCACATATCACGAAAATGATAGAAGCGACTTGTCCCATTTTAACTACTGCCCTAACTGTGGAGCGAAGATGGATGGGTGGGTGATCGAATGAAAGCTAAAAGCTATAGACTGAAATACACTCCGACCGAGGGGCAATTAATAGATGCTCGCGCAAAGCTCGGAGGAATTTGGATTAATAAAGAGTCGGTATTTTACATCTCAAAGTTTTTTAGACTTCCTAAATATGATTTTGAGTTTAGTATTGATATATGTTTCAAAGAAGATATAAGCGACTGGAATGACTTTGACAATGTTTTGGTACTAGACGAAGATTTCGGACAACCTTATACACCGTTTTATGGCAAAAATTACAAGAAAGAAATTTCGAACCACCCTTGTCTTGAATACTGTATAGAAAAATACAACGAATTCATGGACAGCTTTGATTTTTTATGTGAGGTGACTAAATGACATACGAAGAAGCGATATCGATACTTACTAAAGACCGTGCGTTGTGTCTGTTCGATCCCTTGACAGGAGATGTTAGCCCGTTAAATGAAGATTGCAGAATGAGCGCAGAAGCTATGAACCTCGCAATCGAAGCCCTCGAAAAGCAGATACCGAAGAAGCCGTTGCATATGCATAAAAATTATTATTGCCCAATTTGCAAAGAAGATGGGTGGATGATGTGGGATGATGCTATCCCCAACGATATGGACAAATATTGTGGCATGTGCGGACAGGCAATTGATTGGGAGGTAAGCTAATGAGGCTGATTGATGCTGATGCGCTTCATAGAAAAGTAAAGACGGAAACAAATCCGTATGGGAAACCAACTATTGATTATGATAGTGGAGTAAAAGTATTGGGGTGGATTGACAAAGCACCTACGATTGATGCCGTACCTGTTGTAAGATGCCTGGAGTGCAAGCACTGCGACCCAGAGAATAATCACTGCGATCATCACATGGGTACCGCTGCTCCGTTAAGACGCAAATCTGACGATTTCTGCTCCTACGGAGAACGAAAAGAATGTGCTGACTGATGGATTTGAAATTTTTATTCAAAGTATTTTTATGCGTAATTCAATTAGTCTGCGTTTACCGACTTTTTAGACATGATGGATGCAACTAAATAAAAGATTTAAATATTACACTTATTAAGAGTTAGGCTCAGTAATAACGCTGGGCCTTTCTCTTTTATATTTGTGTGTCGCGAAAATAACATTTCTTTTTATAGAAATAAATAAAGGAGAGTGAATTATTATGAAAATTTACGTAAAAGCAATCATGGACGAAGATGTATTTGATGAATTGCGCAGTTATCCAGAAAAAAGGGTTGCTATTATTGAAAGAAGTCCTATGGAGACAGAAACTCTAATAGCAAAAGAAATATGGAATATAGCTGCTAAATCACCAGAATACGGAAATGCACTTATGGATTTGCTTGGGCAAGAAATTTATAACAAAATAATGATTCTTCAAAGAGAGTAATAAGAGTAATGGACCAAGCTAAAAAATAGTTTGGTCTTTTCTCTTTTTTTATTTCGACGCACAAAAAACATTAGTAAAATATAGTTCATGCCCATGAAAACCGAAATGGTGTCCTATTGTTTTATATTTGTGTGTGAAAACGAGTAAAGGAGAAAAAAGAATGAGAAAATCTCAGTGTAGTGATTGCGGGCATAATTGTACAGATCGTAAGAACAAAATATGTGCCAACTTCAAAGGTATTTGGTGTAATGCTGAGTATGGACGAGTTATAAACAGAAAAGTAAAAGGTTGTAAGAATTATATTTCGAAAGATAAAAAGGATTAGTATAAACACACAAAAACAATACAATTGGCAGAACAAAATGGTCGCATGAAAGGAGAAAAAAAAATGGCGTCATTGAGTGGCATTATTGTTAAAAAAGAGCTCAGGTTATGTAAAATTGGTAAAGAGCTTGGATATTTCCATTGTTGGGAGCAATATACTGATCCTGGCGACCAATATTCACGGGTATTTGGTATCGTCGAATTCGATGACCGAATCAAGCGAGTTGATCCGACAAAAATCCAGTTTATCGACGAGACTCATAATTATTTACATATTAAAAAAGAATATCTGGATTCGTTTAAAAAGTCGAAGTGAAAGGAGAAAAAAATGCCTGACGGAGTAAAAGAGACCATATGTACTCGATGCGAGCATCGGGAAGTCTGTATTCATAAGCTTGACTATCTTAATATTATCAAAGCAGTTGAAAACGCGCGTGTGTCTGTAGTTAAAGAGAACACAGATGGAGGGTTCTCGTCTAAGAAAGTGGCCGACTATGATTTCATTAGCGGAATCTCTGTTGGCTGCCGTTATTATCGAAACTGGACTGACACTTATCGTGATGGAGATTCACAATGCCTGATATTTTAGTAATTAAAAGCACTGCATTTCTTCCGCGCGAAAAGATGCAGGCCATTCTTGATAACCTTAGGATTCAGAAAGAGACTGGAGTTATTTTACTTCCGCCTTATTTGGAAGCCCAAATGGTTCCAGAGGATATTGAGATTAAGCTCGTTAATGGAAACGGCGAATGTGTACTGATACCAATAAAGATTCCAAAAACATGCTCGAGATTTCACTTTGCGAGGACTTTTAAAAGGAGAAAAAAGAAATGATGCTCTTGTATAATCGATTTGCGTTCACGCCTCATTTGTGCTATAAATGCAAACGTTATATTTGGCTGGAAGACTATAGAAGAGCCGACGTTTGGATAAAGTTTGCAAATAGGTTTATCAAAGAAAATATTTGTAAACATTGTCTTACAAAATTTGACGTCGGAGACCATTAAAATGTGTAATAATTACTGTATTAGATGCGATCGCAAAGTTCCTGTATTCTTTAGACACCGGAGTGTCCTTATCGAGCATAGATCTATCAAAACCACAGTTGATGAAGAATATGCTATTTGCCAGTATTGTGGAGATGAAGTCTATGACCCTAAAGTGAATGACAGGAACGTTAAGGTTCGAGAACGAGCTATGGATGAAGCTCTTAAAGAACAGTTGAAAGGAGAAAATAAATATTCATGAGCAATATGGAGCAGTGGGCAAAGATGGAAATCGAAATTGCATGCGCCAAAGAGCGCGGCAACAAAGATCCTAATGAATGGGACTATGGTGTTGCTTGCTATGAAAGCGCGCTTAAGGCATTCGAAAGCATTATGGCGGACGGTCATAGCGGAACATCTATCGGATTTACAAAAGCCATTCTTAACAGACTAATTGATGGAAAACCTCTTACACCGATTGAAGATACTCCTGGTATTTGGAGTGACGTAACTTGTTGCAACAATGATTATGACTCATACCAATGCATACGAATGAGCTCGCTATTTAAGGATGTCTACTATGATGGAACTGTTAAATACCATGACACTGATAGGTTTTACTGTGTCAATAAGGATGATCCTAACGGATGCGGTTGGCATAATGGTTTTATAAACCGGATTCTCGATGCTCAATTTCCTATTACCATGCCATACAGCCCTGCATCAAAGCCATATTATGTATACTGCACCGAAGGACTTAGTGATCCTAAAAATGGTGATTTCGATTCAATCGGTATTCATTATGTGATAAAGCCTAACGGAGAGTGTGTTCAAATCCAGCGCTTCTTCAAAGAAGGAGAAAATGACTGGATTGAAATCAGCCAACAGGAATACGATAATCGCGTCGGTGTTAAATTAACCAATGGTAATTAAGGAGAAAAAATAATGAAAGTATCTGAGATCTGCAAGATCGTGAATGATTGCGATAGACTCCGTGATATTCTACAACAGTATAATCACACGCTAACTAATTCGGAAATTCAGGAAATCCGGGATCTGCTATGTGACTATAAAATCGAACTTCTTAAAAAAGAAGTTAAGTAATAAGAGGGAAATATATGAAGTCTAAAAAGAAGAAGCCGAAAGTTAACCCTCTTGATATTTCTCAGGCTAAAGCAAAGGCTGCGAGAAACACAATCCTGATGGCCGAATATGTCTTACAATCTAAACACGGCTTCGATCGTGACCAAATTATAGAATTCCTGGAGAACATGACATATGTAGCTGACGCCATTCAAGAGGGAAGACTTAATATGACAGATATTAACAACGCCAATAGGCAAGAAATACATTTGAATACCATTTCGGATATTTATTCAAAATAAACAATTTTTTTCGCGATTTATACATTATATATTATGGACCGAAAGGTTACTATATTTTTGAAAGGTGAAATGCGAAATGAAGAAGGAAAAAGTGAAGGAATTCTATCAGAAGCATAAGAAGGCTATTGCTAATTTTGCTTGGATGGCTGTCGGAGTCGCTGCTGGCGCCTGCGCTATGAATGTCGTATCCAACCATCGAGGGGTCTTTGTGACAAACAAGAATGTGAAAAAGATTCTTGTTGATTCTACAAAAGAACTCGGGGCAGGAAAAATGACAGTATTTACTGCAGAGCATGCCAATGGCGTCTGCGCCAACCAGCTTGGTGAACTTGGTGATGTAATTACCACGTGCGGAGGACAGGATAACATCTTTAAATACTTCATTGCTATTGGACCTGATAAGGAGTAACATACAAGGTTATAAAAGGAAGAGTTCTAACAAGGGCTCTTCCTTTTTCGCGAATGAGGCATGGCCTATTATGAAGAGTACGGCAGCATTAGGTGCAGAGCTTGAAAGGAAGGGAGCTCTTAATAAAAGATGGATCTAATCCGACTCCCTCACGGTGAGAGTCCGTGCGTACACTTTTATTTTTTTTGCCGCTCACAACTAAATCGCTCCATTTAGAGAAATTAAAGGCTGTAATTAAACATAATAGTTTATATCAAGAAGGAGGAGTACATATGGAATCAGAGATTCGTCTTAAGAAAGTCGGGGGCAAGTATATTCTGACTGTACACGGACGTCAAATTGAATGCGACTCGATGGCACAGGTAAGAGAAACTTTGTCACTCGATGAGCATGAAGCAGATCCAGAAATCGAAACTACTGAAAAAGAAAAGGAGATTAATGAAATGGCTACTACTAAGAAAACTGTTGTTGACGACCCTGTTGAACATCCTTCGCATTATACTGCGGGGAGAATCGAATGCTTGGACGCAATTGAGTCTGCAGTGTGTACGTACGGGGTGCCTTCGCACGCGTTTCTTGCGGGTCAGGTGATCAAGTATATTTGGCGTGCACCGCTTAAAGGTAAGTACTATGAGGACCTGAAAAAGGCCAGATTTTACCTCGAAAGAATGATTGAAGACGAGGAAAATGGCTGACTAAAGACGGTTGCCAATTGGCAATTAGTTGCTTCTTGGCTGTCTATTATACACATCTCCGAGCCCACGAGACCGA